CCAAAATCGACATGCGAGGATAAACGAGATTGCGGGTGTTGACTCCGCTGATCCATCATCGTATTGTGTTTTTATCGCAATAACGCGATGGAGATATTGATATGACTAGCATACGCCAACAACTTCGCCTTCACCAGGAAGCGACCAATACCAACGACTCGACCATGCTCGACCTCGTCTGCCTCTGGATCGATGACTGCGGTCCTGACCTGATCGAAACCGATACACTGATCGACTTCGTCCAGGATAACCTCGAACGCGGCCCGGGCGACGCTCCTGATCCCGCCTGGCAACACCCGATGTTTACCGAGCAGGATCGTGAAACCATTGTCTCTTCGATGATGGATGAACTTTCCAACGAGTCGCTCAGGCATCGTGCCCATGGTGATCTCGAGTGTATGCCTCTTGCTGAAACCATCGGCTACGCCTTTCCCGGCGACCTCGATGCGCTGGCCAAGATGCTGCATTGCATCGACAACGGCGGTGAGGAGGAGTATATCACCGGCGAGTTCCTGCGGAACCACAATGACGACGAAGACGACTATGACACCATGCTCGACTTCTGTGTCCGCATGAACCTGCTCAACGCCGAGGAGGATACGCTGACCGATCTCGGGCGCGAGTTCATAAATCTTCATCTGTGAAGCCCGCTGAGGACGAGATTGCCAAGGTCATGCAAGACACGGGTATGGGATACCTTTAAGCCTACCGCCATCTACAATCGCGTGAGCTTGCCCGTGTCGCTGACCGCAGATACGCTCTTCGTCTACGAGATAAATTGAACAATCGGAGTAAGTAAGCAATGGAACATAATCCTAACCCAATTCGGCATAACGGCGCAATCGATCTTCGCTATCGCATTAGCCTAGAGTATTGCGGCCATGAAAAGCCTCGCTATGTGGCGCGGTTCTGCGATGAGTTTATAGCATCATCCGCTTTTTATTCATCGGCTTTGATGTCGGCTATCGGGCACAATGCGAGACGCAGGGGCGCGCTAGTTATTGAGGGGGCCCCAGAATGACTTTCGCCCATATCGCCCTCGAGGTTTTCTTCGTGTCCGTCGGCATCTTTGCTGTATGGGTTATTATTGACTCTATCCGGAAGGTTTTCAAGTGATCGTCCAACTCCCCATCCGCTCGCCCCGCAAGTATCGCGGACAATATCCTGGCCGCATCAACTCGTGGAGCTATTCGCGCTCGCCGAGCCAACAGGCAATCGCTGACTTCCTCGGCATGAAGCGGCCCGTTCATATCGAGGATAATGCCGGCGTCCGATATATCGCGGATATGGGGTCGCTCAACCCTGAGATCAAGCTCGGCATGGAACTGGCCGACGCGGTACTTGGAGACCTCGAGGACATCACCGATCTGCCGCAGGATCGCTATGACGCAATGCTCGATCTTCGCCGCTGTCAAACGCGCATCGCGTGACATATTCCGGGCATGCTGAGGGTCGCCTAGGGCACGCTTCAGGTCAATGCTGCAGTCAATGTGCATCGAACGTCGCGCATTGCGTTGCATCGCCTAGGATCGACCAAAATCGACATGCGAGGATAAACGAGATTGCGGGTGTTGACTCCGCTGATCCATCATCGTATTGTGTTTTTATCGCAATAACGCGATGGAGATATTGATACCAGGAGTATGACAATGACCCTCACAGACAGCAAACAATCAGTTGCACAGGCTAAACTCGACCGCGTCATTGCAACCGCATGGGCTGAGTATGAGCGCATCATAACGGCCGCAGCGGCAAAGCTCGACCGCGGCTGCGTCACGACACCCGCGATGATTGAGTATAACCGCACTATAACAACCGCCTGGGCAGAATTCAATCGCGTCATAATGGCCGCCCGTGCCGATGCAAACGTGAATGCATGACACCCGCCACACTCCAACGCATCCGCAAACAAGGAGACTGAAAATGAAAGGTATTGCCGCACCCATTACCAAAGCAGCCGCACAAGCTGAACTCGAGCGAGCCAAAGCAGCCGCATGGGCTAAACTCGACTGCGTCAGAACAGCCGGATTGGTTAAATATGGCCTCGATACAGCACCCGCACGAGATGAACTCGACCGCACCTTAACAGCCGCACAGGATGACTACGACCGCGCCATAGCAGCCGCACAGGCTGAGTATGACCACGTCGAGGCAGAGGCATGGGCGCAGCGTGGTTGAGGCTGGAAATGTGTAAATTAGACGGGCGCAAGACTCCAAATACTGAAATCCTTGAATTAAAAAATCGGGCGCGCCAGTGTGCCGTCACCTCGTTAGAAAATGCAATGGCACTTTTTGCCAAAGCTGGATTGAGCGAAGGGGTTGCAACAGAAAAAATGATAGGTATAGCAAAAGCAGCACTTTTGTATGCGCGTAAAAGCTACAAGAGCGACCGAGTTGCATATCACAAGTTTTCGGCTTTAACGGCGGTTTTCACGCTTAGGCTTATTTCTCGCAAAGCTGCGGGGCATGACCCCCGCCAACAGAGAGACTGAAATGGAAAATATTGCCGCAAAGCTTCTTCCCCTCAATGTAGAAACTCTCAAGGAAATGGCGCAGGCTCTTATGGTCGATATGCGCGATGGAACAGACCTTGTGTTTTCAGCAGTTCTAAACCGTCTCGAAGAAGTTATGCCAGAGCCTGAGTTCTGCCAGTTCTGCGTTGAATTGGAGGCTGCGTGACCATCAGCCGATCCCGACATGTCAAAGCCGAGCTGCTTCGGCCGACTCGCGTCAAGCGCTTCCCGCACCGTGAGTTCGAGCCGGCTTATAGCCCCTCGCGTATGCTCAAGCTCGGTATCTTCGGCGGCAACTATTTTGCCGAGGCTGATGATGACGACTTCGCCGGCATGACGCCCGGCACTGTCAAGCTCTCGCGCCTGAACGCTGCGCCGTTCGCTCCCCGCAACAACTGCTTCGGCGTCCGCGCCGGCCTGTCCTATGACGAGTGGGACAAGCGCGGTTGGATATTCGATGAGGACCCGCTCGGTTGGTTTCACTGGTACTGCCGATACTATGCAGGCCGTCGGCATCCTCGCGATGCTCACCAGGTCAGCCGCTGGGTCAAGTACCGCGAGCGCTGGTGTGATCGTGCTCAGTCTCAACTGAACAGCCGGGGTAAAATAAGTCCGGTCATCATGCAGGGCCTATTGCAATGGTCGATTGATCCTTATATAGGTAACGAATGAAACTGACTATTCATCCTGTCCGCCGTATGCGTAAAGGCAAGGTTTGGATATGGAGAGACTGTGTAGGTGGGTCACCCCATGCCTACGAAATCCGCCATAAGGGTAAGATGATGCGTCGAGTTCCCACAGCAACTGAGGCGGATCGCGTCGTCTTGCTATTCGGTAAGCCTGCAAAGCCGGTCGACAAGCGATCATTGATCGGTAAGCGATGGAATGACGTGAAGGATAAGCTATAAAGAATAAAATAATTGATTTTAATTTCCCGTTACCTTAGTGTCATTATATCGCAATAACGCGATAAGGAGTTTGCCATGATTTGTATTGTTGTTCTCAGCTTAAACCCCGTTGAAGGTCAAAGTGTGCCTTGTCGCACAATCGAGGCCGTGACAGTCGAGATCACTAGCCGCTTGACCTTTCGTGAGGCTTATTCCGCCGCTCGAGCTTTGCGTCAATTTATTATAGGCGAGACCGAGGTAAGTATTGTCAGACTATGACTCGTGCAAAGGAAATATACCCACAAAGCAAGAGATTGCCGCCTGTGCAGTGTGAGACTACGGCTGAAGAGCTAGGCGCCGAGCACAATGAGATTTACAGCAAGTACCGCAAGGAAAGGGCTGCAAATCGCGGGTTCACCCCGGACCAATGCACCAAGCAGGCCAAGTATGAAATCGACGGCCGCAAGCTGTGCGGGCTTCACGCGGGCATTGCCGCAATCAATATCCTCAGGGGCGACAAGCCGTGACTACTCGTCGTCCTCTCTGGGCAAGCGCCAATAGGATCGCTTGTCATCGCCATAGCCCTTCTGCCGCCTCACGATCCCAATTTTACGTGCTGCGACCCTAAGGGTCTTCTCTGTATAGCCTCCCGAGTTCGCGGGCAGGCGGATAATGTCCCAATACATTCCTTTACGTGAGAGCAGCCCGAGCAGGTGACGCTCCGCTCCCGCATATTCGTCTGACGCTTGCTCTGCTAGCAGGATGAGGTGATCGCTTGTAGTGATACGACCGAGCGCCTCGAGTATCCGGTTCCTGTGGGACCGACTTATTCCTCCCTTGCCTTTGAGCTGAGCGAGCACTTCCAGGATTACATGACGGAGGACGAAGTTCCACCAAGGCCATTTCGGCGGATTTGTTTCCCATGCTTTCCATCGATTACGGCTGATGCCGAGGAGACGGGTTATTTCCGACACATTCCCCTTGAGTGCTTCGTAGAGCAGGTCGGTGAGTGCGTAGAACTCATTAGTGTCCAGGGTTGGCTTTGTTCTGGTGAGCCTAATTTGCTTTCTTCGGGTCATTGTTGGTGGAAATCCTTTCATATACATACAAAACCAGAAAAACTTAACCTTTTGAGCACTATTTATTTCCGGTTATGGCGTTTTCGGGTGGTGATGCGGTGATTTTACGGGTAAAGGGTGTGTCTGTCAATAGTGGTAATAAAAGTTAGTCAAAGAGTTAAGTATTTCCGGTTATTGGCCTATACGCGCGCATGAGAGTCAATGAACGGGTATATATCTTCATGGGGTAGTATGGGAAAACATGGGAAAACATGGGAAAAGGACCAGCCCCATGCCGTCAAATGCCCTAAGTCAATAGTGAATAATCCAATTTAGTCCGTATGGAATAGCTGTATAGGATGGGTAGAGCTGCATGGCCAGAGCTGCATAGATTGGGTGGATGGATATGGAGTGGGTGGAACAGACAGGGCGGACTATGACATTCGATTACGTGAGATGCGAATGCGAGCCTTGTGGGCATGATTAGCCGTCATTCGTTCGATTGACCATGTGCGACGAAACGAGATAAAATAATGACGAAACGAGAATGCAGACGTTGACAGCATCGATTGATAGTCGTAGATTGATGACATCGAAACGCAATAACGCGCTCGATTTATTGAATGGAATTAAATATGACAAAGTCTACCACGATTGCCGCCAACCGTCCCACCGCTCGCGGTGCCACTGTTTCGCTCAAACTTGTCATTCGTGATATTGTTGACGCCAATCCGACCTCTTCGCTTGCATCCGCCAACTCCGACAAAAAAGTCCGCGTTTGGTTACGCGCTAATATGAAAGACGTCCATGAACGCAATGCCGCCTGGGCGTTCGATGCGAAGCAATATGACAAGGTCCGCGCCCAGTTTGACCCTTCATACGCTGCCGCCATTGCGCCCGCTCCCCGCGCGCCCCGTAAGGCAACAGCAACAGCAAAGGTTACGGAGGACGCAATCGCTGAATAATCCGTAACCCGTGGAGCGCAGCACCATCCACCCCTCCTCGCTGCGCTCCACCCTCTGTTTCTTTGGAGTTTATATTATGACTATCCAGTATATTGAGTTTTCCACAATGCCTGACGGTCGTGCCACTATCTGGGACAATCGCGAGTCTGCTCCCAGTGACGCCGTAGCAATCGACTCAAAGCGACTCGCTGCTTTCATTGCATCACCTGCCCCTCGCTTCGCCGTTCAGCACGTCAGCGGTCAGACTTATCAAGTTGTTTGCAGTATCGAAGGTTGGGAAGTTTGCGTCATTAACGACCATAGCGACTTGCAGCAAGCAACCTGTGAACAGATTGCGGGTTTAGTCTGTGACGCATTAAACGCCAGCCCGCCCGCTCAGGCTATGCACTTCGACTGTGAACCCGAAGGGGCAGGAAGTAATCGCTGAACAATTAATTCGTAACCAGTGGAGCGCAGGCGCAAGCGATACTCTGCGCTCCACATCCACCGCCCGTCCCTTTGGTTCGGGCTTTGTTCTCATCCCATGGACCTGGTCCCGTCTTATATTTTCTAGGTTTACAGACTAACGTAATTTATTTAGGAGATTAACATGCACCGTTTTACCAGCACGGAAGATACCAACTCTCACTCCTTTGTTATCTATGATAGGGGAGATACCCTTCAACCGAAGACCGAGCCAGATGTTTGGGCAATCTTCCCTGTCTACGATAGGCCAGGGGGACGGGAGCTTGCCGAGAAGCGATGCCTCTTCCTCACGGGGGTACTTAACGGTATTCGTCAGGTCTCCGAACAGGTAGACGTGGCCTAGCACTCCGCAATCTATTTGGTAGGTTTTAGGTTCTCATTCGCTTTAATTGGGGGATTAACATGCCCAAGTCAATCTATATCGAGCTCGCTGTTCCGAGCAACTCCCGCCCCGAGAAGCTTCACGCTTGGCTTAACAGCCTTCTCGCTCCTCACCGTATGTCGGTCTTGACACTCGAGGAGACATCCCCGGCCGACTGGGATAAGCTTCGAAGCTCAATCTTTTCCATCTGCCGGGCGCACGACGTCTCTGAGCAGTGTTTTGCCGAGATCGCCGCGGTCACGCAAGCCCATAAGGACGGCCGAGCGTGAATTGGCTCAACACGCCCATCCCGATTTACCAATTGCTCATCATGGTGACGGTCTACGTCATCTATAAAGAGCTGATAAAGCTTTTGGTCAAGCTGACCTATAAGCGCCTCAGGAGAAAACCCGATGAAAAGACGCCGATACCGATTGAGCCCGCGGTACTGGACGCGAGACAACCAGTCCTCCCTGCTCCCGCTAGTCCTGGCGGAGAAGCGCCGCAGAGCCCTGTGGAGCCATTGCGAACGCCGCCCGCTGGCCCTGGATAAGGACTTAAAGACATGACACAATCCGCAAAATTCTGGAATATGCTATCCAAACCGACCCGGAAAGCGCTTCAGCGAGCGAAAGTGGACGATCCTTGGAACAAAACCGTGAAGGAACTCATCCAACTCCGCGGTATTGGCCCTTATAGCGTCCGTGAGATCGCGATGGCAACGGAGAAGCACTGTGTCTGAGGTCGCGGCTGCCGTGCAGAGGCACTGCATGTAATCTCTTTATAGTATTACTGGCATAATGCAAGCGCACCCGGGTTGATCGCCGGGTTTGTTCTTAGCTAGGAGGATTTATATGAGTGCCTTTATTTTAGTAGCCCCTTCGGACTACTCGGCTCGCACCGTGACTGCGGCAGGCGTAACCTACACCCTCTATGATGGGCAAGTTAGTGTGGACGGGCCCGGACTAGCTGATGTCCTGAACCTTGGCTTTAGTTTTCTCGACTCGGGTCTTCAGGAAGTTCTGCAGCTTGCTCGACGAGTTAGGGTAGTGAACCTTGTCGCTAATTACACCATGAGTTCCGCCAGTCCAGGTGATCTGTTGAAGAATGCCGGTACGTCGGCCTTGAGTGTGACCCTGCCTGCCAATCCCGCCATCGAGGAGGGCACTGTTGTAAGTCTTCTCCGTCTCTCGACCGGAACCCTTACCCTGGTGGCGGCAAGTGGTGTTACTCTCACGGGGGATACCTCTGTTGACACTCCGGGTGTGGCTCAGGTGATCTATCTGGGTAATAACCAGTGGTTTTCATTTGGCGCTCTGTCTTAAGGGGAGGTATTTATGGGTCCTATTCTTTTTGGAGCAGTGGCGAGCGCCGGCTCACCCGCACTTCCGCCGGTCAATACGGCTTTACCCGTTATATCGCAGACTGGTTCGGTGCTATCGGTAACTACGGGCACATGGACGGGCACTGCGCCGATAACCTATGCGTATCAGTTCACGCGCAACGGAACGCCTGTTGGTGCTCCGTCGGCATCGCAGAATTACACCATCCCGGACGGTGACCTAAACGCCTTGTTTGGCTGTATTGTCACGGCGACAAATTCTGGTGGCAATGCCAGCGCGGCGGCGGCGCTTCTTTATGTTGGCGTGATGGATGTATTGTCCGTGGCACCGGCTGCCAATTTTGAGTTGCGCCGTGAAAGCCGTAGTTACACTGGCAACGCAATTCGGGTGCGCCGGTCAAGTGACAATGCCGAAGCGAACATTGGCTTTACCGCCATCGGTGAACTTGACGCCGAGGCGCTGCTTAATTTTGTCGGTTCTGGCAACGGCTTTATCACCATTTTGTATGACAAAAGCGGCAATGGGCGCAATGCCACGCAAACGACGCCAGATAATCAGCCGCAAATTGTCAGCAATGGGGCAATCATCACACAGGGCGGGCGGCCCGCGCTGCGTTTTGATGGCGTAAATGATTATTTAGCTGCCGCTTCTCCGCTTATTGGCACAACGCACAGTTTGTTTATTCTGTTCACACCGACGATTGAAAATGAATTTGGGACTGTTTTTGGGCAGTGGTCTTCGGGGCAAAATGGCCGTTTTTACGTTATTGCAAACCAAGTATCGGCTGGGCCTATTTCGGCTGGGCGCTTAAACGTAGCCAACCCTACAGCTTTGGGAGGCAATGGAACCAACGGTTTAGCCGCAGATGTTGCTATTTCAAATACACTCACTTTGATCACATCTATATCAACCACCGGAAGCGAGCAGTGGAAACTGTTTAAGAACGGCGCGGAATGGGATAGCGCAACAATTACGACCGTCTTTACGGGGGTCAATAGCGCGATAGGTTCGTTGAATGGACTTGGATCATCGTTACCATTTGACGGCACTTTTTCAGGATTGACTTCGTTCCCCTCCGTCCTTTCCACCGCGGAGCGCCAACTTATTGAGCGCAACCGTGGCGCTTATTACGGCATACCAATCGCATAGAATAAATCGGTTGTCTCCCGTCGTTTGATTGTATATGATAGGTATATCAACGACGGGAGTTTAGCATGTAAGCTCGATAGAACAAACACAGGTATCGGCGTAGTACAAGGGAGAGGTATAAGGCGGAGTTCTTCGCCAAGACTGATCGCCCGCGCGGAGCCTCGGCTGAGCTTGCCCCTTGAAAAGCCGAAGCGGAAATACCCGCCCCGTCGCTACGTGCGGAAAGGCGAACGCGATCCACCAGAGAAATTACTTGGTTGACCCAGTACGCCGATGGCGTGATAATGCGAACGCGAAAGGAGAAGCACAGTGAAGCTAACCAAAAAGGGCAAGATTACCCACACCGTCACGCTGTCCGGCAAGGACATCATCGACATGCTCCACGAGAGAGGCACGGACTACAGCCCGGGTCCCGACGCGACTGTTAAGTTCAAGGTTGCCAGCGGTGGCAACTGCTCCAACACGGACATCTACTTCCTCGACGAGGGACGGGTGGTTGTCACCTGGACAAAGGCAACGGGAGACGAGTGATGAACCAGCGCAACAACCGATGGATCATCGGCCTGTCCGGCCTGGTGCTCATCCTCATCGCCGCCGTGCTATATACGCTGCCGGTCATGGTCGCGCAGATCAACCAGGTGCAGAAGTTCCGCACGGACTTCGCCATGCGCTGCGTCAACAGCGGCGGGCGGATCATCACCATGAGCAAGTCGAACGTGAGCCGTGTCTGCGTCTCGCGCGACGGGCGTTGGCTGGAGTGGTACTGATGAGCACGAGCCTTGGGACCCCTGATCCATGGCTTCGACCGTGTCGCCGATCCCCTGCGCCAGTCCCGGGAGCGGTGACCAATGGCTTTTAGCGTAGAAGAACGGGATACCTTCTGGTTCGTTGTAGACCGTGAGGCCGGCGTAGAGCTGGTGACTGTCTTCGACTATGAGATCACTGCCCGTGAGATTTGCGCGAAGGCCAACGCCCGCTACCCATCATTCCAATCCATCCCCGAAATCCCTGTGGACTCGCCCTATCCACGGACACATACCATTATCCCAGGGCCCTACCCAAGAAAGGTTGAGATATGAAGACGACTATGAAGTTCGACCGCGAGACCAAAGGCACCAACGTCTTCAAGGACGATGCCGAGAACGCGGTCATCCCGACGCTCTACATCAAGAAGTCGGCGTTCGGCGACAAGGAAGTCCCGAAGGCCATCACGGTCGAAATCAAGGAGCTCGGCTGATGGCTCGGGTCCTCACCCGCGTTGCTCGAAAGGACTACCCGAGTGAGGGCATCGTCAAGGGTGACACCTACTACAAGGTGTCGCTCAAGACGGGTCCTCGCTCATCGCGTACTCTTCGCAGCAAGACGCCCTTCAAGCGTCATCAGCTGACAAGCAGCGACTACCTGCAGCGCGTCTACATCATTGCTGATGAGACAGTTCCTGCGATCACCTGTCCGGACGACGTGCAGTCCTTGAAGGATGAGATCGAGGAGATCAAGTCGGAACTCGAGGAGAAGCTCGAGAATATGCCTGAGGGGTTGAGGGAAGGCTCGACGGGTCAAATGCTGCAGGAGCGGATGGACGAGTGCGACGACTTCCTGCAAAGCCTCGAAGGGCTCGAGTTCATGGAAGAGCACGAGTGGGAAGAGACCGAGCGGGAAGACGAGGATGAGATCGCCGCGGGCTACGCTGGCCATGTGGCAAGTATCGTAGAAGAAATCCAAGGGTTTTGCCCCTTCTAGTTGTGGCGGCATTCGGCGGTTGACCTGGTCAATCAAATGCGTTAGACGCTGTCCTGTCGCAAATCGAGCGATAACCAAGGAGAATGTCATGACAACGAAAGTAACAGCAGACGCCCATAAAGGCTGGCCTAGGGCCATGGTGACAGTAGACGCCCATGCAGGCTGGCCTATCGCCGTGGTGACCCGTGACGGTGAGCCCGGCCAGGTTGCTTCCTACACGACCCACCTCGTCGAGCCGAACACCTCCCTCGACTTCTATATCCACAGCGGCTCCCGGATCATCAGTGTCGAGGAGCAGCCGCGTCCGGCTGAGCAAGGCTGATGTCACGGCCGGAGCTGCTGACTTCACGGCCGGAGCTTGTCGCGTTGACCTGGCGCAAGGATGTAGGAAAGATGTCAGACCCGCACTTTGCGAAAGCTGACACTCTCCTCCGACCTGAGCAGATCGACATCAGCCTCGTCGGTAACCACCTTAGCATACCGTTCGAGCGGGGCATTCGCACCTACGCCTTCGAGGGTCAAGCTAACCGTGACCGCTTTGTCAACAAGTATCGCGGCTTTGGTGCTAAGCCTTGCGGCAATCCGGTGAAATGACATGGACCTCAAGAAATACCGAGTCCCGAAGTCTGCCATTACTGAGCGAGGACTGAAGCGACTTATTCGGGCTGCGTCGAAGGATCATTCTTCCATCGGCGACTGGGCTCGGGCCCATGACATAACGCCTCAGGCTGTCAGCGCCTTTATGCGAAAGGTTCAAGGACCGGGGATTGCTATTCCCGAAGTCTTGGGGTATCGACCTCAGATCGTTTACTTGCCCCTTGACGAAGACCCGATCCAGGAACTCCCCGCTCCCCGTCGTCCGGCGAAGAACCCGACCAAGAAGGTGGACCACTCGAAGGACTACGTCGAGAAGAAAGCCGTTCGACGCATGTCTGAGCGCGAAGAGGTCAAGGCAAAGCTCAAAAAGAGGAAGCGGTAATGCCCTTGCTCTTTTACGGCACTGTGGATGATCGAAAGAAGCCCGCCCTTCACGGGGCTAACCTTCGGCCTCTTGAAAGCTCGGTGTTCGATCACTTCAGGATTGACCACCTTGCGCCTTACCGCCTTCTCGATCACCCTTCGGGTTATGCGGTCGCCAACCATTGGTGGTTTGTCGGCCGTAAGCACACGGCAATCTCTTGGCATCACCCAAGGGGCACCGAGCAAACCCTCTTCATGCCGGCGCTGTTGGATTGGATGCAGTCATTAGAGCTGGCAAGGACCGAGTTCCCCGAGCTCATGCCTTCGCCGATCATCTTCCGCTTTAACAACTATGAAGGACCCTTTACTTATGACGAGTAACTCAAACGGCATGGTATTTGTCGAGATGAGCCCTGAGCTGGCTGAGTTCGTCATCGAGAACTGTAACAGCAATATCGAGATGGCGCTCAAGATGATGAACCCGACCGGTGTCGCCGCAGGATCGAAGCTCGACCTGTCGCGCGAGGCACTCGAGAAGATCGTCGCCCTTAATGAGAAGTTCAAGATGCTCAAGCTCGCTACGGAAAGGGCTATGCGATGAAGCGTCCCATGAAGGGCGACCAGATTGAGGACCTGTCAAAGGTTCGACTACCTGTTTACGCCTTCCCGAAGATTGACGGGTTTCGTTGCGTTTTGTCCCATCGACCATTGACCTCCCGGCTGTCGCCCTTCCCCAACGTGCACTTCGACCGAGAGCTCAGCAGGATATTCAAGGAGCCCCTGCTTGACAGCGAGGCCGTCGTCGGCAATCGTCGCGGTGAAGGAGTGCTCGGTCGCACGTCGAGCGGCCTCACGTCGAAGAATGGTGAGCCGGACTTCCACCTGTGGTGCTTTGACACGCCGCAGCTCGGCTATCGCTACGAGGATCGCCTTCGGCTTACTCAACAGATTATCCGCGACATCGACCATCCCCGCGTTCACTTCCTCAAGCCGAAGCTGATTGAGAGTCTTGATGAGCTCGAGGAATACCTGGAACGTCGGCTGCAGATGGGTTATGAAGGTATCATAACTCGATCACCGGATGGCCCTTACAAGTTCGGTAAGTCCACGCTTCGTGAGCAATGGATGCTCAAGGTCAAGCCCTTTGAAGACTTCGAAGCCCGTATCACGGGATACTTCGAGGAAGAGGAGAATACGAATGAAGCAAAGCGGGAAGCCACGGGAAAGCTTAAGAGGTCGTCGGCGAAGGCGGGGAAAAAGCCGAAAGGCACACTTGGCGGCTTCATCGGTGAAGAACTTGACTCCAAAGGTAAGCCGACGGGGGTTGAAGTTAGGGTCGGAGGAGGACTTACGGCCGGACAGCGAAAAGATTTTTGGGCTATCAAGGATGAGCTGGTGGCGGCCGGCGCAATCATGAAGTGCAAGAAACAGAAGATGGGACAGAAGAATAAGCCCCGCCATCCCGGGTTTCTTGCCCTTCGCCCCGAGTGGGATATATCAGATTGACGAAGTTGCACCAGGCGTTCGTTCGTCGTATGATGTAAAACACTCAATGAAAGGTTCTATATGACGAAAACAATCTCCCTGAGCGCCGCTGATGCTGTTCGGGTTCACGCTATCCTGATGACACACGCAGAGATGCAGGACAGTCGCGCTGTTCAGTCTACGGAACTGCTGGGACGTCTGAAGCGCGACGAGCCCGGCGAGCTCGCTATTATCGATGAGCTGCAGGGACAAGTCGACACTTTCGAAGGCGATTGTGACAACCTGCGACGCATCGCCGATCTATTTATCACATAAGGAGACGAGTACCATGACCATGCAAGCAGTTGAAGCCCTGACCCGGCTTTTGGCAATCGCCGACACTCACCTTCAGCAAGAGCGTTGTCGTCGTGCCAGTCCTGATCTTGAGGAAGGCGGTCCGGAAATGGATGAGATGGATCGGCGTGAGATTGCCGTTTCAATCTGTCACGCGATGCTCAACACAGCCATCCCCGTTGCTCGCTTCCGCGCATTTGTGGAAGTCGATGACATTCAGCCGAAGCGGTCGAAGGTCCAGGAGGAACGAGCCGTTCTTCACGAGTTCACTGTCTGTGCGGTCAACATGGACGGCATCATGAGCGGCCTGATCGGCGTGAGCTCGATCCCGACCAACGTGCGGCTGACGATCTGGGAGCAGCGGGCCGACGGTGCTGACATGATCTCCGGCTATCAGGGGCAGACGAAGACGATGAAGTACCGTCAGTTCCTGCGGGGGCTGAAGGCTCTCGAGACGATGCCCACGGTGCAGTGATGGCTCGACGTAAGAAACAGCCTGCAATCGTGGACCCTGAGGAGAAAGTTCGGCTCAAAAAGCTGCGCGCTCTTCAGCGTCGAGAAGCAAGGAAGCTCAATCGACAGGCAAAGGCGGATAACCCTTCGCCTGTTCGAGCTTCGACAGGACCGCTTTATGGTGATCCGACCTGGCAGCGTGACGACCACGAATGGATACGTGCTTCCATCGCCAAGTCGTTTGCGGCAAAGATACTCAATGACAATCGGGAGCGGCCCTATTGGCTATCCATACCTCACAAGTCGGGTGTCGAACCTGTGGCACACGTCTACCCTTGCGCCTATTTCCGGACTCCCGGTCGTATTTACTATAGCTTTGCTTTCCGTGAGCATCGAGACATGATCTACGATAAGTGGAAAGAGCTTCACAAGGCTCGTAAAGAAACCGGTGATCGCGTTGCGTCTGTCCTACGTAACAGGCGTGGCGCGCCATAGCTCCTCTGCATCCGCAATCACTTGAAAGGACTCCCAATGACCAATGATAAAGACAGCGCAGTGATTAAGTCTCGACTCGCCGCCGTGAACTGGGAATTGCCCGGAATGGAAAAGTTTTCGAAGGATGACATCGCCTTTTTCAAACGAGAGATTGGTCACGAAAAAGGAGGCATTGTCAAAAACCTCCACAGCTTGGGGTGGTCTTACTGGCCAATAGCCAACAGGGGGTATCTTGACCACCGACTTCTGCGCGTGATTGCCGACTTTATTGAAATCCAGAATAAGCCGTTTTGGGATGACTATGAAGCGATGAACGCCGAGGAGGACGCCTTCCGTGCCAGCCAGCCCGCGCAGAGCGATGCGACCGCGAAGGCGGTAAACATCGTGCAAAAATACATGCGGTCAGAGCTGGAGAGGCCTACACAGAGCGATGTGCTGCGTGGGGCTTTGGAGCAAGCAAATGAGTCCGAGCCTATTATCACAAAGCAAATGCTAATCGACGCGGACGCTTGCAGTGACCAAGTGGATTTGTTTGAAGGGATATTTGGCGACAGCGTTGCTGTGACCATAGAACGAGCGGAGAAAGTCGCGCACCTGTTCGACTGGGATTGTGCAACCCGCTTGCTTGATGAACAAGGATGTATTGAATACAAGCGCACCTTAACAGCCGCACAGGATGACTACGACCGCGCCATAGCAGCCGCACAGGCTGAGTATGACCGCGCCCCGGCAGAGGCTCTTCGATCTGGATTAGAGCTCGACGACGAGTCCGCATTTGCTGAATACCAGCGCGTCATAGCAGACGCACGTGCTAAATACGGCCGCGTCGTTGCAACCTCAGGGGCTAAACTCGACCGCGTCATTGCAACCGCATGGGCAACCGCCTTTATTGATATGCACAAACGAGGAAATCAGTGCACAGGAGGCCAGCCAGAACTTGGGTGATCGATTGACGCGCACTAGTGACGCGATTGTGGCATGATAAGGCGCGCTTAGGGCAGGCTTAGGCGTGTTTTTCAGGTGTTCGATGCGTCATCATGCGTTGCACTAGGTCGAAACGACCTCAGGCGCGTTGTTTCGTCGCCTTCAATACGCGCTTCAGCTCTTTGGACTTTGCCTTAAGTCCTTTGGGCTTGGGATCGCCCCACCAAGTGGTGAACTTCTTGTATTTGGCGGCCTTGCGCTTCTCGATCTTCGCCCGGTCGAGCTTATTGCGGTCGATAAAGTAGTCGACTGCCGCCATCACGTCAGCCAGCTCTTCCTCGGTCGATATGACGAGGCTTCGTTTACGGGCGGGGTGCTTGCCATCAGGGAAAGTGGCAAGCTTCATGAGCTCAACCACTAATTCACCACATTCCTCTGCTGCTTTGCGAAGCCCGTACCACTTTTTCATCGATGGTCCTTTCGTTTCTTGTCTTGTATCACGACCTAACCGCCAGGTCAATCGCCCACTACTATCCTCTTAAAGGGGGCTGGCATATAAATGATGGTCGGCCTGACGGGAAATGGGCCTTAACTCTTTGAGGTTATCTACGTATGTCTGAGATGATTGTTCACCTTATCCCTGTAGGCCTTGTGACCGGATTAGCGGGATGGTTCGGCAAAGCCTATATGGAGACCTTGCGACTGAAGGCTGCAGAAAGGAAAGCTCAAATAGAGCAAGGCGCTAACCTAGAGAAGCACCGGGATGATCTTACCTTCCAGCTTCTTGACGCTGCTCGACAAGAACTCACCTTGATGAGGACGGAGATCGAGAAGCTTCGCCCGATGGAAAGCCACCTGTATCACCTTCAACAAGCCCTTGAGCATATCGACGCACTACTCCACTCAGACCCCGACGCTCGGGCTGTGGCTGAAAGGAACGCTCAGGCTTTCTTGAGCCGGATGCGCCGACTCGAAGGATCGCCTGCTGAGAATGGCGATTGATTTATTCCCCGACCATGTTAGATTGAGGTCGCTGAGGAACCAGGTTCCCCGGTAGGTAGAGGGGGTGGCACGGTTCGCCATTCTTTGATGAGCGAAGGCACCAGAGTTTAACTCGTGCGACTGCTGCAACAGCGCGGACGCTGTCCCCTCTATCTTTATGATTGACGCCCCAGGCGCAAACGATCTTGATCTTCTTCCGCCGCGCGAACTTGAAGATGGTCGACAACCACCAGTCATTCCTGTGGCCAACCTGTCCGTTGATCTTCGACTGATCGCGTGAGCGGATCGCGTAGATATTCAGGACGAGGATACCGCCGTATCCCCAGCCCTTGCTGTAGCGAATAACCTTGGAGATCGTCGCGTCGTTCTTCTCGTGATCCGCAGTGCTCGGGTTCATCATCACCCAAATTACCAAAGGGAGGCTGGGGTCCCAGCACCGGTATAACCACCAGCGGAACTTCTTGCAGGAACTGATCCCAGCCTCGCTCAGCATCTTACGCCTCCATGACCGCTTCGTTGGCGATACACTTCCGATGCTGCACCCACCCATGGAAATTACCATGAAGTCGAGGGTTACTCCACACCCTTGTTCGGCCGCTGTCCATGCAGGAGTCCGGTGTTGCTTGGTGTTCGGCAGGCGAAGCGTGGACCGGCTGACTGACGACGAGGCGGTTATACCGATCAATTTCAGCCTCATGGTCCGCGTTGCCGTCGAACGGCCGATAGGACAGCCTCGCACACCGGGCTGTGGACAGCTTCAAAAGCAATTCGAGCTTTTCCTGACGTTCGGAGTCAAGAACGTAGGGCAGGTGCCAATCACCAGGCAGCAACAGCTTCGGCTTCGAGGCGTCCATTGCTCCTTTCATCGCTTCAGCGAGTTGACGCAGCTCAGGTTGAGCGGCTGCATCGATACGCAGTGCCCAGAAGTTGTCCCAGTAGGTCGAGGTCACCAACACATCGATCCAACCGAACCACTCGAGCGGACGATTGGCATGTTGCTTGTGCATACCCTCATCGCCCCACCGAGCAACGTAAGACCGAGTAATCTCAGCAAGCTCATTCCACTCGCGGGCCCACTTGTCCTGAAGCTCAGGCGAGGGTGCAAGTGTCGATTGCATACCCCGCTGGTTCATCCCGAACTGGGGAATGAACTTGCCTTCGCTCAGTAGCGTCACGACCGGCACAGCTCGGCTGGATCGTGCATTGCGTGAGAACACTCGGTGCGTCATCAGCTCGGAGTGTATCGGTCGCCAGTAGCGAAGGTGCAAGGTGGTCAAGCGGATCATCTGGTTACTGATACTATCCGCTACGATCTTTACTTCCATGTCAATCATCCTTTCTCTTGGGCGGCCACTTGAACCGCCACTTACCCTTCTTGTCGGCTTTCGCCATTCGCTCTTCCCACTCCTCGCGCAACTCACGGTCCTTGCGCTTCTGTGGCACTGACTCCCATATCCACCTTCCTTTCTTGTCGGATCGCTTTGCAATAGCCAGAGGCTTGAGTCCTTCAGTTGGCGGCGGGCCTAGCCACCCTCCCCGCGGGGCATCATCTATTGATCGAGGTTTCTTCCTAGCCATGAGAACTCCTTTGACTGTGGCAATCGTTTGGGGTATACTGGCCGAGCCGTCTAGCGCTGACGGTTTCAATAGAAGCTTCCAAAGGAGAATGACTATGGCGAAGAAGCCCGAACAGGTTGAAGAAGCGGCAACGACCGAGCAGGCTGCTGATGCAACGACCGAACAGGTTGAAGAAGCGGCAACGACCGAGCAGGCTGCTGATGCAACGACCGAACAGGTTGAAGAAGCGGCAACGACCGAGCAGGCTGCTGATGCAACGACCGAGGGTAAAGTCGTTGAGGATGAGCCGGCGGCAATCGACCCGAGTCACGGCTCGCACAACTCGGCGGTCAACGGTCTTCAGACCGACGCATCGGGTGGCTACGACCGCTCGAAACTCTGACCCTTCCGGAGGGACAGCACGGAGGGCCGTTGGGTTTATTCCCGGCGGCCCTTTTGCTAGCGCCATATCGGTTCCTTTCTGCGGGTCCAGCGGGGAGGTATAATCCTACCGCTCTTAGTGGGGGTTGTCTCTTGAAGTTCCCAACGTCTACGTAAGTAAGCACGGTAGGCTTTACCCGCGGGTAGGTGGGTAAAGTCAAGACCCAACTTACGATGACGAGCGCCATTGTGGAACTCCCCGATTTGTAGTTCTCGATACTTGAGTAAGTGCGGATACCTGAAGGTTAACCCTTCGAGAACAAGCTGACAGGCATGCTTACGACCGAAGCGGTAGATGATTTCCTCGCCATAGGCGATACCCAAAGCATATAGCCAAGCTTGATGATGCTTTGAAGACTGAGTCCACTTGGTGATAGGGTTATGGACATGCGAGTTTCGGTAGGGAGTTACCATAGACTTACCTGTCGTGTCAGCCTCAAGATTGAAGACGGTGCATAGAACTTGGGTAGCTTCAAGGATCATCTTGTTTAACCGCCCGTCATCGAGTGCTCGAGCACAGCGTGAGGGGTGACGTGATACGGCAAAGATATTCATGTGATTTACCTAACACACATGAAAGGACGTTGCAACCGCCTCTTTGCACAGTCCGGGCCAAAACCGATCTTGATTGATACCGGATCAGTAAGCTCTAACCCACAGGCGGCGCAGCGGCCAGCGTGAAATAGCTTGACGCCCTCTGGGATTTTCTGATCCTGGTTCAATCGACGCCAGAACCAATCAAAGGCATCAAAGCTCTCCTTGAGCCAATGCTTCGTCAGGTGCTCCGATTTCCTGGTCGAGCGGAAGCCCTCCGGGAAGATCGTCCCAAGATACCGATAGCAACTGCCCCCGGCCAAGCGTGAGACAAACCAGCTCTCGCCGTCGCTCTTCCTGATCTTGAACGTGTAGTGCTTCCCGGTCTTTTCCGAGCGCAGGGTGATCTTCGCTTTGCCGGCGAGCACAAACTCAACCGCAGCATGGGCGTCCATGATCGGCGTTTCGTTTTCCCAGCCGGGATGACCGAACAGGTCGGGGTCTTCACTTTTTCTTGGCTTTGGCTTCCTTGAGGCCAGCATGAACTTTCTCCTCGATCTTCGCTGCTTCATCCTTGGACCAGGCCCATCCGTGATCGGGCTTGGTCAGCTTGAGTGATCGAAGGACGCCGCGAACTTCTCGTCCTTCGACCTTAAGTTTCTTGGCAATATCCTTCGCAGTAACCATTCCCGACAGATCAACCTTCGGCTTGGGAGGAGCTTTCTCTTTGACGGGCTTCCCGGGCCGGACTGTGGCGGGGTCATCGTTCAGCGGGTTGTGGACGGGCAGCTTTTCTTTTCGGCCGCCCTCGGGAGAGCTATACTTAAACTGCAGGACATGCTTGATTTCTTCACGTTCAACGTCGGCGGGGTCAACGCTCATGATCTCTCGCATCTCGTTGCCCCAAGTTCGTATCTTGATCCCCTTCGATGTAACCACCATGTCGTCGCGGCCCATCCACAGCTGCCACTCCCACTCGTCATTCCCGATGACCTGGTCCACCATGTTACGCGCGCTCGCGGGATCGGTGAACTTCAGGACTAAGCATCGAGCGTGGTCTTCGCCTTCACGATGGTACGAGCAATAGACAACGTAGGGGTACTCAAGGGGGCCGCTGCGGTTCTTCACCTTCTCTTCATTGCTTATATGGGATTTTCTTGCTCGTGCCATGCGTTGAACTCCTTGTTGGGAACGACGTGCATTTTACCTTGAACGCGATACGAGATCAACTGCCCATGTCCCACTTTGTTCGCACATACAAACGACGGAAGATTTTCTTGGACCAGCTGGCGGTTGGTTCGTCCGTCTCCTTTGCCGCTAACGCCGCGGGGTTGACTGCTCGTCAGGTTAAGAAGTGGCGCGAGACCGATCCCGACTTTGCCGCCGACTGGGATGAGGCGATGGAGGAAGGAACTGACTTTATCGAGGACGCCGCAACCGAGAGAGCCCTCAAAAAGTCCGACCCGCTGATGGCGATGATACTGAAGGCTCGTAGGCCCGAGAAGTATGACCGCGGCAGCAAGCTTGAACTGAGTGGAGGTATCAGTGTCGAAGGAAGCAAAGCGAAGCTGCTCAATCGAATTGCGCGGCTCCAGTCTCAAGGGGCGATTTCCGAAGAAAGCTCGCCGGAGGAGCAAGGAGTACTTGAAGGACATGGCGAAGGGCCACCGCCGATCCTCGCACTCCCTGCACCTGGAGATGGACCTATCCGTGGACGCAAGCGTCGAGCAGCGGCTGAAGGAAGTCGACGGGACCAAGCTGCGTAACGAGCACCTCAAGAACATTGACCTGAGCAAGCTTGAAGACCTTACCGACGAAGAGGCGGATGACCTCCTACACACTTGGGAACTGTGGGCACGTCCCAACCAGCTTGAGCCGGCCCCGGTCTTAGAAAACGGTGAGCATTGGGTAACTTGGCTTATTCTTGCTGGACGCGGTTTCGGTAAGACGCGATGCGGTGCAGAGACAATCATCAAGTGGGTGCGTGAAGGCAAGTGCAAGCGTATCGCCCTTGTGGCAGAAGACAGCGCTGACGCCCGTGACGTTATGGTCGAGGGTGAGTCCGGTATCCTTGCCTGTTCGCCCCGAGACTTCAAGCCCAAGTATGAGCCTTCGAAGCGTCGACTGACTTGGCCGAACGGCGCACAAGCAACCCTGTTTTCCGCAGAAGACTATGACTCACTCCGCGGTCCGCAGTTCGATGGCGCATGGTGCGACGAGCTGTGCAAGTGGCGGTATGCACAGGAAGCGTGGGATAACTTGCAGTTCGGTCTTCGCTTGGGTGACCACCCCCAGCAGCTCGTAACTACGACGCCTCGACCGATGAAGCTGCTCAAGGACATTATTCTCCGGAGTGATACGGCGATCACCAAGGGCACGACCATGGAAAACCTGATCAACCTTGCGCCGCCTTTCCGTAAAGCGGTAGTCGAGAAGTATGAGGGCACCCGGATCGGCCGACAGGAGCTTAACGCTGAGCTCCTTGATGATACGCCCGGCGCACTGTGGAGTCGGACGATGATTGACGAGTCTCGTCTTCGCCCGGTCGATAGTCTTACCCCCATCCACTTGCCTCACTTTTCCCGTGTCATTGTTGCGGTCGATCCCGCTAAGGAGATCGGTGAAGCCGCGGCGGAAACGGGCATTGTGGTTGTTGGCCGTGACAGCGAAGGTCGTGGATACGTCTTAGAAGACTTGTCGCTTGCCGGTTCTCCCGAAGAGTGGGGCCGCGCCGCGGTTATTGCCTTTGACGAATGGGAGGCGGACAACATCGTCTATGAGGCTAACCAAGGCGGGGAGATGGTTGCTGCTGTTCTTCGAGGCGCAGCACGTTCCTTGAAGGATGACCTTATGCGGACGGCTGACTTTGTGCCATTGAAGGCAGTCCATGCAACCCGCGGCAAGTACGTTCGAGCTGAGCCGGTGTCGCAGCTTTATGAGCAGAAGAGGGTTCACCACGTCGGAACATTCCCAGAGCTTGAGGATCAGATGTGTGAGTTCACGCCTGATGGCAACATGGGCTATTCTCCCGACCGAATGGACGCGCTGGTCTGGGGCTTGACAGAGCTCATGGTTGGATCGATCTCGCACGAAGGGCTGATGGATTATTACCGTCAAGAAGCCAAAGCTGTTGCTGATCGACTGACGGGTAAAGCGCCCGCGTTGACTGGTACCCTTATTTCTCTTCAAGCCCCTCAAGGTATAAATACGGCATTCGGTGCTGACGGTGAGAAATACATGGTCGACCAGGACGGGCTTTTCCACGTCCGGGAGATCGACGTAAAACCTCTCGAAAGTGCTGGTTTTCGTAGGTATTTCGAGCAATCGATGCCACTACCGTCCTGATGGGGGTTCGAGTACGACATGGCAAGGAGTCAACGAGCTGCAGCTGGTGGGGGCCGCGAAGTCGCGCTGAACCCCGGTAGCTTTACGGCACCTTATACTGTCGGGATGACATTCGGCAACACCGGCAAAGGTGCTGACTGGTTTGGCCCTGGTCAACCGATGGCACCTCAAGCACCCGAGGAAGTCAAGGGCCGTGCTTTCGACTTCCCCAACGGCTACAACATCATCAACCAGACGCGGGCCTACGAGCCCATCTCTTTCGCCACGCTGCGAGCCTTTGCTGACGCCTACGACCTGCTGCGCCTCATCATCGAGACTCGCAAGGACGCCATGGAACGCCTTCGGTGGGTGATCCAGCTTCGTGACTCCAAGGAAAAGATGACCGCTCAGAAGCGGAACAAGATCAAGGAACTGACCAAGTTCTTTTTGAAGCCTGATGGCGACCACAGCTGGAACGCCTGGCTGAGGATGATCCTCGAGGACCTGTTTGTGGTCGATGCCGTCTCCTTGCATCGGCGCAAGACCCGAGGCGGTAAGCTGATCGCCCTCGACCAGATTGATGGTGCAACTGTCCGCCGTGTTCTCGACGATTGGGGCCGGACTCCCGAGCATCCCGATGACACCGCCTACCAACAAATCCTCAAGGGGATGCCGGCAGTTAATTACCGGGCGTCCGAGCTGCTATACCGCCCGCGTAACCTGCGGGTTCATAAGGTCTACGGCTACTCGCCTGTGGAACAGCTGCTCATGACCATTAACATTGGTCTACGTCGGCAAATCTTCCAGCTCAATTTCTTCACCGAAGGCAACATGCCCTCCGCCTTGATCGGCGTCCCCGAGCAGTGGACCCCCGATCAGATCAGGACGTTCCAGGAATGGTTCGATAATCTCCTTGCAGGAAACCTCGGCGAGCGCCGCAAGGCTCGCTTCGTTCCTTCAGCGGTCGGCAAGACGTATATTCCCACGCAGGAAACCGAGCTATTCGGCAAGGCTGAGGAATGGCTGGCACGAGTAACTTGCTTTGCGTTCAGCCTTTCTCCCCAGCCTTTCTTGCAGATGATGAACCGGGCGACTTCGGATACCGCTGCACAGGAAGCTGCTTCCACAGGGCTAGCGCCGATCCAAAACTGGATCAAGGACCTCATCGATACTGTCCTTGCTGAAGACCTTGATGCAGCGGACTTTGAGTTTACGTGGCGGGGAGACGACGAGCTTGACCCGACCAAGCGTCAGCAGATTACATCGGGCTACCTGAAGGATGGCTTGCTGTCCATGAATGAGGCGCGTCAGGATATGGGCCGTGAGCCCTATGACGACCCCATGTTTGACCAACCGATGTTTATGACCTCTAACGGCCTTGCGCCCCTTACCTTGACCGCTCAGGCTCAAGGGGGCGAAAAGCTGGATGAGAATGGCGATCCGATCAACTCGCCTGATCCGGGTGAGCAAGGAAGCCAACAGCAAGACGACGGCGACGAAGAGAAGAAGGAGGATAAGGCCGGCGTGGTCAAGACTCTGGAAAGTCTCGTAGCCGCTGGCGATCAAGAACAACTGGCGGCATTTCTGCGAACCATGAATGAAGGAGCTACGGCATGAGTAAGTCGAAGGCGCGGGTATTCGTCCCGCTGATGAAGGTGGACGAGGAACAGCGCCTCGTCTATGGTCGGATCACCCAGGAAGTCCTGGACAAGTCCGGGGAGGTGATGGACTACGAAACCTCGAAGCCCAACTTCGAGAAATGGTCCAATGAAATCCATGAAGCATCCGGCGGCCTGTCGAAGGGCAATGTCCGCGTGATGCACGGGCTGTCTGTGGCCGGCAAGCTGACCGATCTGTCGTTCGATGACGACGAGAAGGCCATCGATGTCTGCGCAAAGGTGGTTGATGACGCCGAGTGGAACAAGGTCCTTGAAGGTTGCTATACCGGCTTCAGCGTCGGCGGCAGCTATGGGAAGAAGTGGACCGAGACCGCCAATGACAACAAGAAGATCAAGAAGTTCACCGCGGTCCCGAACGAGGTGAGCCTGGTCGACAACCCCTGCGTTCCTTCGGCAACTTTCCAGCTCGTCAAGGCCGATGGTGCCGAAGAGCTGATCGAGTTCAAGGTGGAGCACGACGCCGACCAGTGGCCCGAGCTTGCCAAGGCTGAAGACGGAATGAAGGAGGGAGAGCCCGAAGCCGGCGTCACCGACGATGACGAAGAAACGGCCAAGAAAAAGAAGGCCAAGGCTGAGAAGGCTGCACCCTCCCCGACTGTGGAACCGACCGCTGCTCAGGTTGCTGAGAAGGCGGGTGAATTGGCGAAAGCCGCGGATGACGGTACCACCTGGGCGGACCATATCGAAGCCGCTCGCGAAGAGCTGGCCAAGGTCGGTGCGACACAAGCCGCACTGGAGCAACAGCGCCAGGAGGGCAAGGCCGGTGAAGGAGCAGCCGAAGAAGAAACCGAAGAAGGCAAGGCAGACGAAGGAGCTGAAGACTCGGCGTCCGGAGATGAAGCCTCCGGTGCCGTCGAGAAAACCACTCCGCCCGGGGTGAAGCAAATGTGGACGGCAAGCGACGGCAAGACCTTCGAGAAGAAGGCCGATGCGATGGCTCATGAGGAGGCCTTTCAGAAAGCCCCTGAGCCGAAGACCGATGCTGACAAGCTGCGCGAACGGCTGAGCAAGGCCTTGCAGCCTGAGGACGAGGCGGAAGTTGTGTCGATCCTCAGCCTCGACCGGGTCGATGATCTCCACAAGGCTGTTCTCGAACTTGAGCTGCCTCGGGGTGAAGATGGTGCACCTCTGCTCGAGAAGGGCATGTATACCGTCAGCCGCTTTGCCAACATGCTCGGGGACGTTGCAGGCCTCGCGCGTACCATCAAGGCTGAAGGAAAGCTCGAAGGCAACGACAAGGTGGACAGCGAGGTTGCGGCTGAGCTGACGAAGCACCTCGGTGCTTTCGGTGACTCTTTCATGGACTACTCAAAGCAGCAGATTGCTGAGCTGGTCGCCGGCCTTGATGCCGACCTGTCACCGCGCTATGCCTACGACTATTACTATCGGGCCGCCGGCGAAGGAAACGACCTGGCCAAGAACGTGGTCGAGCTGATCGAGGCTGTGGAAGACGAACTCGAACAGGCGGTCGAACAGCTTGAGAAGCTGGCCAAGACTTTCGGCTACGTTGAGGCGACGCCAGGGTCCACGGATGATGACGTGCTCTCGCCGCCGATGCAGAAGCGTTTCGATGCCCTTGGGGCAGAGAATGCCGAGCTGAAGAAGGTCGCCGGTGAAGCGGTCGAAAAGGTGGAGGAACTGGCCAAGCGGATGCAGGCTATCGAGGACACCCCGCTTCCTCGCGCTCCGCGTAACTTCATGGAAAAGGGCGGTGACGGCATGTTCTTCGGCAAGCAGGCATCGACTGAAGCCGAGAAGATCGCTGTCGTCCAGGAGATGCTTGCAACTCATGGGCCCGACGCCATGGCAACCATGATGATTAAGGCCTCCCACGCCCAGGGAGGTCAGCAGCTGCGTCTCAAGCAGCAATAAAGAGGCAACGAGGCGACCGGGGACGGGAGCCAACCACTGCCCTTTACCGGGGACGGTAAAGGTTTTCGTCAACCAACTGCACAAATGAAAGAGGTAGTTATGAATATAGTGCAAGAACAGGGCCTCGCTGCAGGTGCTTCGCTCGACGCTCTCATGAAGGCGCTCGGCGATGCCCCGCAGATCATGAACCCCACCCTGCCCGAAGCGCTCGCCAAGAGCACCTTCTCGCAATCTGGTTCGGCCACCACCGGCCTGACCTTCTACGACCTGGAAATCGGCGCCAAGTTCCTGTATCCGGTCCTGACCCCGCTGCGCAACGAAATTCCGCGCGTCTCGGGCAAGGGCGGTATCCAGGCCAACTGGAAAGCGGTCACGGGTATCAACACGTCCGGTATTCGGATTGGTGTCAGCGGCGGTAACCGCGGCGCCGTGATGGCGGTCACCGTTGCTGACTATGCGGCTGCCTACAAGGGTATCGGCATCGAAGACAACGTGGACTTCGAGGCACAGTATGCCGGCCAGGGCTTCGAGGACATTCGTGCTCTCGCTGCCAAGGTAGGTCTCGAAGCCCTGATGCTGGGCGAAGAGATGCTGATCCTCGGTGGGAACGGGACGGTCGCCCTCGGCACCACTCCCACCCCGTCGCTGCTCGGCTCGACGACCGGCGGTACCATGACCGCAACCACCAAGCACGTTGCTTGCGTCGCTCTCACTCTCGAGGGCTACGTCAACGCATCGGTTACCGCAGGCATCCCGACCGAGGTCACGCGCACCAACGCCGACGCCTCTGTGGATACCTTCGGCGGTGGCTCTGCACAGAAGTCGGCGACGGCTTCGGTTGCAACCACGGGCACCACTGGCTCGATCACCGCGACGGTTGCTGCCGTTCGGGGTGCTGTTGCCTACGCCTGGTTCTGGGGTGCTTCGGGTGCTGCGGCAACGCTCGGCGCGATCACCACGGTCAACCGTGCGGTGCTGACCACCGACGCCGGCTCGGGAACGCAGAACTACGCAAGTCTGCCCTCGGCCGACAATTCGACGAACAATCTCGTCTTCGACGGCCTGCTCACGCAGGCGATGAAGGCAGGGTCGAACGCCTACTATAATTCGCTGAACGGCGCAAGCCTCTCGACGGACAATGCGGGCGGTATCGTCGAGATCGACGTTGCCCTCAAGAGCTTCTGGGACAACTATCGTCTGACCCCTGACACCATCTGGGTGAGCTCGGATCAGGCGCTGGCCATCTCGCAGAAGATTTTGGCGACCAATTCGTCCGGTGCTTACCGGATCGTCGTCAACATGGAGCAGGGGATGATTGCAGGCGGCGTCATGGTCGCCACCTACCTGAACCGCTTCTCCATGAACGGCGCCAACGTGCTGAAGGTGCGTATCCACCCGAACATGCCGCAGGGCATGATCCTGTTCACCTCGCGGACTCTTCCGTATCCGGTGAGCGGCGTCGGGAACGTCATGTGCGTCCGCACCCGTCAGGAGTACTACCAGATCGAATGGCCGCTGCGCACTCGTAAGTACGAGTATGGCGTCTATGCCGACGAGGTGCTCCAGCACTACTTCCCGCCGAGCATGGGCGTCATCGCCAACATCGGCTAAGCGGGTCGCAAGGGGTGAGGGGGTTCTGCGCGGAGCCTCCTCACTTCGCCTTTATACGCGCAGCCTTGAAGGGACAATCCAATGAGTAACCAGAAGACCTTGATGAAGGCGCCGGAAAATACCAGCGCCGAAGCGTCCATCGAAGGACACCAGTATACCATCCCCAAGTCGGGTGTGATCGAAGTCGTCAATCCCGACCACCTCCCGACCCTGAAGCGTTTGGGCTTCATCGAGTACTATGAAGACCCGGCCGATGTCGAGACCTTGATCGAGGGGATGGACGACAAGGACGAACTCGTCCAGTTCATCGAAGAGCGAGGCGGTGATGCCGACAACTCGATGAGCCTCAAGAAGCTGCGGCGCCTGGCCAAGGAAGCCGCCTCCGACAGCGAGGACTGAGCGAATGACTGAGAGGCTGACCACTCTTGCCGCCGTAAAGGATTGGCTCGGTATCGATACGAGTGACAGCGATGAGCTGCTCACGCGGATCATCGATGCAGCCTCTCAGTTCGCCCTCAACTACATGAACCGTGGCGGGTTCGCTTCACAGACCTTCACCGAGAACTTCCGAGGCAACGGGAAGTCTTCGATGCTCCTCCGGAACTGGCCCGTTATCTCCGTCTCCTCTGTGGGCATCGGGGGTTCCTTGGTTCAGGCCTCCACACTCGGCCAAGGCGGCCTTCCCAGCGAGGGCTATACAGTCAGTGATGCTCGCGATGCTCCGCAGTCGCTTGAGCTTTACGGCTATCATTTCTATTATCGGGTTCCTTGCCAAATCATCTATCAGGCGGGGTATCGAACCTCACAGGCTTACGTGCTTGAGCTGTCCGACGAGCCTGAGACTGTTACCGTGACCCCATCTAATGGCGGGCAGTGGGTAGCAGACGTCGGTGTTACCATCAATAGTTTGACTGCTGTTAAGGTTACTGCTGATCCTTCAACGGGTCAATACTCGGTCGATGAGAGTGGGGTCTACACCTTCTCGAATAACGACGCAACCAAGACCGCCGTCATCACCTACGCCTATTGCCCGCCTGACGTTAGCTTCGGCGTTACGGAAATCATCGGTGAGTGGTATAAGCGCCGTGATCGGATCGGGGTGTTGTCGAAGTCGCTATCCGGCGGCGTCGGGGAGTCCGTGTCTTTCGTTAACTCGGATATGAATGACGCAGTCCGCGGATACCTGCAACCCTATCGGAATGTGATCCCCGTCTGATGGCTGACCTTCTTCAACTGACGGTCCTGGGAGATCGACACCTCCTTCGGAACCTTGAGCAAATGCCCGACACTGTTCGGGCTATTCTGCTGGAAAAGACCCGTGCGTTGACGGAAGAGATGGCCGACAAGGTTCGGGCAAATATCGAGTCACGGCTTAACAAGACCCAAGACAAACCGAAAGAGTATAGCGGTAGCCCTACCCACATGAAAGACGCCGTCAAGGTCCAGATCGTGGATGACGGCATTCGAGTAGACGGGAAGGTCTACATTGAAGGCATACCCTATGCTCGTGCTCAGGAAGAGGGTGCGGCCACTCCGCCTCACATGATCTATCCGAAGAAGGCTAAGATACTTGCCTTCATGGCGGCAACGGGCGACAAGGTTTTTGCCACCCGTGTCTTTCACCCTGGCGGCATGATCCCGCCAACGTGGTTCATGAGGGATGCTTACCGCGAGCTGTCCCCCCGTATTGGTCGAGACGTGAAGAACGCGGTGGTGAAAGGCATCCGTGCTAAAATGAGGGCTGGACGATGATCGATGAGGAACTGATCTTCTACACACTCGCGCAGAGAATGACCGACGTTCGCTGGCAGCGTCAGGGTGATACGCCAGGTGCTCGCAGGTTCAAGATTGTGTCCCGCCGGGTGCAACTGTTCAGTGACGTGCCGAGCGCGTCCCAGCCGGCGTGTTTTCAATCCGAGCATACGTCGACCGAGGGGCAGACGACCAACCTGCCCTACAAAACGACGCTCGAAGCAAACTGGATCATCTACCATGCCACAGGCAAGGACAAGAAGGCGATCCCCGCCATCGAGAACAATCTTATCATCAAGGGGGTTCGGCTTGCCCTTGAGCCTCGGCCTGATGATCCCGGTTTCCTGGACAAACGCAACACCCTCGGCGGCCTCGTCCATCACTGCTTCATCAGCGGGCGGATTTTCCGAGACCCAGGAGACATCGACGACCAGGCGATGATTGTTGTTCCCATTAAACTCCTGGTACCATAATGGAGGTCATGATGAGCGAAGATAAGAAGAATTCCACTGGCCCAGGCGCAAAGGCTACCAAGCCCGAACCGACTGTGGAAGCAGCAAAGGCCTCCCCGGCCGTGGCCGAACCGGAGCCCGAGCTCCCGACTTCGGAGACGTTCGAGGAAACGCCGACCCTGCGGGCCATTCACAAGTGGGTCTCGAAGCGGGTTCATGGTTCGCCCATCTCCCGTAACACCGAGGCCTTCAACTACCTGATGAAGCGGCTGCCCGAGCTTGCTTCGATGATCGATGAGGAGAATAAGGCATGACACAGTATGTCTTCGGTACCGGGCAGCTCTTCGCTACCCCGGTTGGCGGCGGCGCCCCGCTCAAGTTTGGCGCATTGCAGGACGTGTCCATCGAACTGTCGGCGGACATCAAGGAGCTTTACGGTCAGTACCAGTTCGCGCTGGACACTGCCCGCGGCAAGACCAAGGTCGAGTGGAAGGCTGCAACGGGTAACATCGATGCGACCGCCTTCAACGAGGTCTATTTCGGCCAAACAGTTGAAGCCGGCGATGAGCTTCTCCAGGTCTTCAACGAGACGGGAACCGTTCCCGCGATGGCTCCCTATAACCGGACCGTTGCGAATGCGGCCAACTTCTTCATGGACCAGGGCGTCTACTTCGCAACCACCGGCCTGCCTCTCAAGCAGGTTGCTGCCACGCCGGCTGCGGGCGAATACACGGTCAGCGCTGCGGGTGTCTACACCTTCAACGTAGCGCAGGCTTCGGCTGCTTTGCTCTTCAACTATATGTATGAAGGCGCAAACGGCGGAACGCTGACCGTGACCAATCAGCTGATGGGCTCGACGCCCAAGTTCCAGCTGGTTGCCTCGCAGCTGTATGACGGCAAAAGCTTCACGATCATCCTGTACTCGGCTGTGGCGGACAAGCTGTCCCTGCCGCTGAAGATGGACGATTACTTGATCGCGGAGCTGTCGGGTTCGGCTCACGCCGACGCGGCCAACCGTGTTCTGAAGCTGTCGACCACCTCGATCACCGGCGGCGGCGCCTGATCGACTGTGGGCGGGTGATACTTCGGTTGACCCCGCCCACCTACTTCAACCGCCAAAGGAGGGACAACCAATGGCTAAGGCAATTATCGGGGGCACCAAGTATGAGGTGCCCGAACTGAACTTCGTTGCGCTTGAACGCGCCTGGCCCTTTATCGAAGAGGCGATGACCGCTCTCGACCCGATGAAGGGCGTATCTGCGGCAATCCACATCATCGCCGCGGGCCTTGTGGAGGCTGACAACTTTGAGCTTGATACATACGGGATCAAGCCTGAGGACATCAAGCCCACAGAGGATCGGGATGACCAAGTCTTTGCGCTGGTCGCCAAGTTCCTGAAGCGGAAAACCAAGGCCACTGAGATCTCCGGTATCCGCGAGTCGGTTGTCGAGATCACCCGGGAGGCCGGGCTGGAACCCGAAGAGGGGGAAGCCGAAGAGGGGGAGGAGGAAGCTCCGAACCCTTCAATGGAGACTTCAGCCCAATCATTGCCGAGCTCGTTGCAGCCGGATGCGAAGGAGGAAGCTGGAACGGCGTAAGGAAGAAGTGGTCCCTTGTCAAGTATGACCGAATGGTCGATCACTGGGAGAAGTTTGGACCACCCGTCTACATCGCTGTTGCGGGATACCTTGGCTTGATTGGTAAGAAGGATGGGAAGAAAGGGTCGAGCAATGAGGCTCGGCCTGCGAATAAACCAATCGGGACAAAGGGTGATGTCGGTAACTTAAACGACCTTGCCCAACTACTCTCTGGTTCTGGCGGAGTGTTAAATGGCTGACGAAACCGAAAACCTGAATATCAACATCGGCTCGGACCCGTCAGGCGTTGAGCAAGGATCGAAGCGGGCAACTACTTCGATCCGCAACGTCAACAAGGAGGCGAAGGAACTCGACACCGCGTTCCGTCGTCTCAAGAGTAGCATCGATCCCGCCTTTGCTGCAACCGAGCGATACAACAAGACGCTGGCTGACAACCAGCGGCTTTTGGCGGCGGGCCGTATCTCCCAGGACGACTATGCTGCAGGCGCTCATGCAGCGAAGGCAGCCCTGGATGCTCAGATCGAGTCGATCAATCGCAGCAGTCAATCGGCCAAGGCCGCAGCGGCTCAGGCTCGTCAACAGGCGGCGCAGCAAAGAGCAGAAGCTCGAGCATCAGCCGAGGCAGAACGCCAAGCGTCCCGAGTAGCTACGGCGGAAAAGGCTCGAGCTGCCCGTGAAGCTGCCGCAGCTGTGGAAGCCGCACAGCGTCGGGAACAGGCAGCCATGAGGTTGTCTGCACAAACTGCTCGACAAGCCGCACTTGAAGCCAGGAAGCTTGCCCAGACTGCCGCAAGCCCAAGTACTCGAGGAGTGGCTCCCGGCTCCATTGCAACGGATGGGTCGGTAGCCCAACTCGCATACGCCCGGCAACGTGCAGAGGAAGCCGCCGCCCGTGCTGCTCAGCGAGCCTGGGACCTAGCAGCCCGTGCTGCCGAGGCGTCATCGCAACGTGCTGCGGCATCGCTACAGGCTCAGGCTCAGCGAGCACGTCAGGCTGCTGAGGACTACTCGAACCGTGCTATTCAGTTGGCACGAACTCAGGCTTCTGTCGAAGGCGCTGCTGCTCAGCAAGCCGCAAATGAAGTAAGAGCTGCTAAGCAAGCAGAAAGAGAAGCTATCAGGGCAGCAGCTGCTGAGGCTCGAGCAGCGGCAGGCCAGAAACGGGCAGCGGAACGTCTAACTATCGCTGCTGCTCGTGAAGCCGCCGAGGCTACTCGCCGACGGGCTGCTGCAGAACGCGAGGCCAACGCCGCTGCTCAGCAACTACGCGCAAGTATTGATCCAGTCTTCGCCTCGCAGCAACGCTATAACCAAGTGATGCGGCAGGCTACCCAGCTCTTGCTGCAAAACAAGTTGGCCACAGGTGAGTGGGCGAAGATACAGCAGCAGGCCAAGGCCCAGATGGACGTCAACGTCCGGTCGATGGGTCAAATGAACTCTATGTATGTCCAGCTTGGTTATCAGGCTCAGGACGTTACGGCATCACTCGCCTCCGGGATTAGCCCGCTGGTGATCCTTGCACAGCAGGGCGGTCAGACTGCGGCTGCACTCGCGGGGATGGGCGGCACTGTGGGACGTGTTGCGGCTTTCATGGCCGGGCCTTGGGGTGCTGCTATCATCGGCTTTACATTGTTCCTCGGCTTGATGATGGGCAAGACGAAGGAAGCTGAAAAGGCTACCCTTGACTTGCTCGACGCTGAGAAGGTTCGCAAGGCAACCCTTGAGGACTTGACCAAAGCCCTGGAAGACTTCAATCGTGAACAAGAACGGGCGAACGTCAACAACCGTGAAGCCCTTGAGCTTGACCGTCAACGCGCAGGAATTGGCCTTGCCGAAGCAGAGCGTCGGCGGAATACCGCAAGCGATGAACTTGCCGCTGCTGAGCGAGCAGAAGAAGCAGCAGCACGAGCACAGCAGACAGCCACAGGTCGAGGGCTTGAGGCTGCGACGGGGGCCTACGCGGCCGCTAACGCTCGACTCCGTCAGGCGCAAGAAACACTCCGTCAAGCAGAGGCGACTTACAGCACCGCTCGACGGGCTCAGCAACAGGTTGAGATACGTAGTGTCCGGGGTGACGCGGAAGCAGCCACTGATCCTCGCGCAGCTATCCGCAATGCCTACGATGACGAGGAGACCCGGCTTCAGCGTATCTATGAGCAGGAAACGAGGAACCTTCACCCCGTTCGGGATCGTACCGCCCTGCTTGCTGCACAGGCTCGACTTCAGCAAGGGTTTGAGGCGGCGATGCGCCGGCGTGAGCAGGCAGAGCGTCGGCTTACTGACCAAGCCCGTGAGACAAACCAAGCTTATGGTGAAGGCGTCCAGGTATTCCGCAGTCGGGGCCAGGCTCTTCAGATGGCCGGCCGTGAGTTGCAAGGTCAAGGCCTTCGGGTGAGCGAGAACCCGCTGTTCGGCGGGATTACCCCAGGTGCCCACAGGAGCGCTCATACCAACGCCATTGATGTCAATGTGGGAACGGGCGTTGTGGAGGCCGACGACCCGGGAACCCGGACTCGGTTTGACGCCCTTGCTCGGTCTTATCAGTCCCGTGGTTACCGAGTGCTGTGGAACGGTCGTATCTACGAGCCCGGCGGTGACGGGCCTGGCCAACTGATCCCTCGTCGAACCGGGAGTGCCGGGGAGCAGCATACCAACCACATGCACATCGAGGCACCCGCCTCCATTGTGGGTAAGCCTACTAACCAGGGCGAGACTTCTCAGGTATTTCAGGAGCAACGGCAGGCTCGGCAAGAAGCTCTTCAGGCCTATGTAGAAGACATCGAGTACCAACAGCAAATTGCAGAGGGAGACTTCGATAGACAGCTGGAACTCCAAGACCAGAAAATTGAAGCACTAAGGTCTTTCTATGGTGATGAGAGCCGAGAGGTTATTCGGGGGAACCGAGAAAGGCTTGCAATCGAGCGTCGCCGGGATCGGGCGCTGTTGGATGAGCAAAGGAGCGCCATTAACCAGCGGCTTGCTTTGGCTCAACAGGAACAGGATGCTCGTAACTCCATCGAGGAGATTGATCGCGGTCAACGAGGGGATAACGTAGACTTTAATTCCCAGAATGGACTTATCAATGAGCAGGAGGCTTTGCTTGAGCGAGGCCGACTGATGGATGAGGAGTATGCGGATAACGTAGCCCATGAGCAGAGGCTTTTTGAGCTTCGTGCTCAAGCGATGCGGGATCAGCTCGCTCTCGCTAACCTGCCTGTGGAACAACGTCAGCAGATACTGTCTCAGCTGGAACAGCTTGAGGCTGAGCATAATGGCCGTATGGCGGTGATGAACCGTCAGTATGTCCGAGACGTAAACACCATGGCCAACCAGTCCGCTGCCCTTCAGGCTCAGAAGTGGCGGGAGGTCGCCTCGACCTTGACACAGTCGATGGGCTCCGCGCTCCAAGGCCTGTGGACTCGGTCGATTTCTTTCCGGGATGCGATGGTTCAGATTGCCGATCAGCTTGTCTACAAGTTTTTCGACATGGGCTTGAAGATGGTCGAAAACTGGATCGTTGCCCAATTTACCAAGAAGGCAGTTACCACGGCGACGACTGCTCAGGAAACTGCGGCGGTTGTTGCCGGGCAAGCTGCTCAGACGGGTGCAACGATCACTGCTCAGACGGTGCAGACGGGTGCAAAGGTCGCGAGTGCAGCTACCGAGACGGGTATCATCGCGGCGACGACCGGAGCGACCGTAGCGGCGGAGGGTATCAAGGCGGGTGCTGCAGTGGCCGGCGCTGCTGCGTCGACCGCGGCTAACGCAACTGCGGGCGTTGCCAACATCACTACGCTGGCGGCCACGTCTGCTGCTGGTGCGTTTAGCTCGACTGTGGTCATCCCGTTCCTCGGTCCGGTCTCTGCGCCCGTTGCGGCTGCAGCTGCCCTTGCCGCGGTGCTCGGGTTCGGGGCTTTGATCTCGGCAAGGGGCGGTCAGGAACGTGTTCCGTATGACGGACAGATCACTGAACTTCACAAAGACGAAATGGTCTTGCCGGCTTGGATTGCCAACCCCTTGCGTTCCAGCATCGGGGGCGGTAGCCTTGCCCCGAAGAACGCTTCGGGGAATATCCTGAGTGCGGCAAGCTCCACCTCAATTACTCGTTCGACCGACTTCGGTGACAGCGGCCGTGGTGAACCGCGGTTGCCACCGATGCACTTCCACGCACCGGGCTCGATGACGCAATCCGAGATGGAACGTCATGCCGGGACGATGGTTAAAGTTATCAAGAATGCAATCCGTAACAGGGAATTGAGTATACCATGAGCTACCTGGTCCCACAACAGCCGCGGACGTTTAACACGACGATCCGCAAGTTCGAGCCCGCGTTTATGGACGTGGACTTTGACATTTCTGCAGTCGCTACAGTCGTGACTACGGGGCCGAACGCATTTACCCTCAAAGGCATTCTCCGGGAGCTCAGCAATCTTGTCGGGCTTTTCTGGCGGTCGAAGGACAAGTGGGGTCACCCGCTTTACAGCTATGAGCAAGACTCCGACTGGAGCAACTGCACTTGGGCTTTTGATCTTACCTATACCAACTGCCCGACTATCAATGACGCCGCCAATGGCGGGCTTAACCGCTTGACCATGACTGTGACAGACCTTTCCGGTAAGCCCTACTTCGTCTACCTCCAGAATTACATGACTGCGGGATCACCCAGCAGCCGGACCGGCTCCTTTAGACTGCCGTTCCCAAACGTCTTTGCCGGTATTCTCGCAGATGGAGTTATTCCCTGGGACTTTATCGATAATGTCTTTATTGGGTTTGTTCCTCCCGGATACACCCCGGGTTCACAGACGCCGCTTACCCCGGAAGTCGAGTTCGAGGCAGTTTTCACCAACGTCTCTGTCACGGGCACAAACTCGACTGTGGGGTATAATAATGCTGGCTTGCCGGCGCACGATCTCTACATTGCGGATGGCTATGCAGATAGCTACCCGATGACACCGGCGCGGGTAGTTGAACAGATAGTCAACCTAGGCTATCGAGGTCAGGTTGTTTTGTATGTCGGCTTTACTCAATTCCTGTCTTTGACCTGGAACGCCGGGGAGAGTCGGTTCATCATCGATACCGCAAAGCCCACGCTCAACGTCCCCACACAGCAGTGGGTTACCGACTTCTGTGCTCGGCTTGCGGCTAGAGGCGTTGCGGTTATTATATCAGTCTCGTTCGAGTTGCTCAAGGAGTACTGCCCTCTTGCTTGGGCACAGTATGACTGGAAGGGACAGCAGTCCGAGTCCGGGTGGAGTCCGAGCTCAACCTTTGTCTCCCCCTCAAGCGTTGACGGAATGAACTATCTTCGAGACGTAGCAGTCGACTTCGTCGGCCTGAGTGTGGCGGCAGGAGCGACCACGCTTTATCAGGTGGGTGAGCCCTGGTGGTGGGCAGGCGGCTTTCGTGGGGATGGCCCTTGTTTCTACGACACTTATGCTCGGGCAGAGTATCTTGCTGATACGGGAAATCCCGTCCCCACACCCTTCCTTAGAACCATCTATGATGACTATAGCTCAACAGCGCAGACAAACTTCTTACTATGGCTTGAGAATAAGTTGGGAGAAGTAACTACTTGGCTCAAGGATGAGGTCAAGGCAGCATATCCCGGTACTCAGTGCACGGTGCTGTTCTATACCCCGACTATTAGTAACCCGCTGGCGCCGATGCTCACGTTGGTCAACTTCCCCCAGGCGCGTTGGTCGTCTCCCGAGTGGGACTTTATCCAGGTAGAAGACTACGAGGTTATCGAGTTCGGTAACTTCGACCTTCAGCGAAGCGACCTCGATGTTCCGATCCGGGACCTTGGCTATACCGCAGCGGACTGCCAATACTTCTCAGGCTTCAACTTGCTCCCGGCTACCACCTTTATCTGGGACAAGATTGACAAGGCGATCTGGCAAGCTCGAGCTCTCAAGGGATACCCTGAGGCGCTTGTCTGGGCACGTCCCCAGGTTTGTCGAGACGGGTGGGTCTACAATCAAGATGACTGGCCAACCTATGCTGCAAGCCAAGCACTCCCGACTTACCCAGTCTTTCCCGTGCTCAGTCAACTCGGGTGGAGCGTCCTGCGGTCGCCGGTGTTCAACACCCTCGTCTCACTCCATGCGTCGGGCAAGGAGATCAGGTCACCTCGAGCAGTGTATCCGCGGTGGGAGTTCACCCTTCGGTATGAGGGGTTGAAGAGCGACGGCGCTCAGTCGTTCCAAGCCCTGCTCAGTTTCTTCCAATCGATGAAGGGCCGAGGCAACCGGTTCGCCTTCACCGATCCCGAGAACAACACGGTTACGGCAGGCTACATCGGAACGGGAGACGGCTTCCGCACAAACTTTACTTTATGCCGATCCGTAGGCCTCAACTACGAGGAGCCCGTCGGGTTCATCAACTCGCTGATGGCGGTTTACGTCAACGGCTCGTTGGTAGGCCCCGGCGACTATCAGCTGTGGTATAACAATGGGATAACCAACAACACCTATCCGCAAGTTCTGTTTGATACCCCGGTTGCCGACGGTGCGGTGGTGACCGCTGATTTCTCTTACTACTTCCTGTGTAGGTTCTACGATGACACGATGACCTTTGAGGAGTTCATGAAGAACTTCCACGAAGCAAGCTCGGTAAAGTTTATTACGGTGAAGCCATGAGTGACCTTGTATTTCCTTCTCTGCCCGGGCTTTCTTGGTCCATCATGCGAACACCGATTTTCGGTGTCCAGCTTCGGACGGCAGACAGCCAACGGGAAGTGACCGAGATCATCATGAACCAGTGCTACTACAGCATTGAGCTTTCTTTCGAGATGCTTCGGCAAGGAGGCAGCTTCACTGAGCTTGACGAGATCGAAGGTCTATTCCTCGCAATGAGGGGCTCGTATGACTACTTCAAGTTTACCGACCCCAACAGCAACACGATCATCAATGGGCAGATCGGGACGGGCAACGGAACCAATACCACCTTCATCATCGGAAGGAATACAGGACCGAGCTATTTTGAGGCCATCGGTTTCATCAATCAGCTTACAGACGTAAAGGTGAACGGGGTAACGGTAAGCCCGAGTACCTATACTTTAAGCTTCCCGAACGTCATCACGTTTAACACGCCGCCGCCGAGCGGCCGTGTGGTTACGGTAACCTGCACCTACTACTACCTTTGTCGGTTCGGTGAAGACCAGCATGAGTATGAGCAATTCATGTACCGGCTTCATCAGCTTAACCAGATCACCCTCAAGACTGTGGATTACTAAGATGCGTTACGCGAACCCGCCCTTGATCGAGCTACTGCGGAGTAACACCCGCATACCCTTCGTGAATTGCTTTACCCTCATCACTCAGTATGGGGCGGACATCAGCGCCCTCGCAGCGATAGCGTTGGGCAATCCCACAGGCGCGACTTACTTCTACACCGATGCGGATACTGACGTGACGGTGGGCAACCGCCTGTATCTGTCGAATGGCTTGATGATCCAGGGACTTCGCTATAAGTTAGTTCGCGGGCTACAGGTCGATGAGCAGACCTTGACTATCTACGCGCCTCCCGGGCTGACTACGCTTGAGGGCATTCCTTTCCTTCAGGCGATTGCTGAGGGTATCCTAGATGGTGCTCGCCTTGAGCGAGATCGAGCCTTCTTCGATCCTGCAACTTGGCCTGCTCGCCCCGGCCTGCCGAATAAGGCTGTGGGATCGATAAATCTGTTCTCGGGAAGGTTGGCTAACGTCGAGGAGGTAGGCCGCACAGCTGCGATGATCAAGGTCAAGGCGGACATCAGTCTGCTAGGCGTTGACATGCCCCGCAACGTCTACCAGGCCAGCTGCCTCAATACCCTGTTCGATGACGTATGCAAATTGGACATTAACCTGTTCCGAGTTAATGGCACCGTCACCGGTGCATCGACTCTTCGCACTGTCACCTGGGCCAATACCAGGCCGGTCAATTATTTCGCCCAAGGTGTGTTGCGTTTCACGTCGGGGGCGAACGTCGGTCAATCGCGCCCGGTGCGTTCATCGAGCACCTCAGGCCTCGAGGTGATATTCCCATTCGCTCATTCACCGGCGATGGGTGACTCCTTCGTTGTCACGCCTGGCTGTGACCATACCTATAATGGCACTCAAGGCTGTCCTAAGTTCAAGAATACCCGTAACTTCCGCGGCTTCCCGTTTGTGCCGCCACCAGACTCGGTGATCTAAGATGAGCGCAGTAGAAAGAGCATTGGTCGTCCGCGAAGCAAGAACGTGGATAGGCACACCCTACCACCCGCACGGGAGGATCAAAGGCGGCGGCGTCGATTGCGCGATGCTGCCCGCGGAGGTCTACGAAGCCTGTGGGCTCATCGATCACATTGACTATGGGAAGTATCCGATTAACTGGCACCTTCACCGGAGCGAGGAGAGGTATCTCGAGGTCGTCCTGTCGAAGGCCCGGGAGACTCCCCGCATGGACACGGGAAACTTTGTCCTGTTCAAGTGGGGGCGATGCTTTGCCCATGGCGGGATCGTCACTCAATGGCCTCTCATCATCCATGCCCTTAACGGTGTGGGTGTTGTAGAGCAGGACGCAACTAAGGGTCGGTTCACTGGGCGTGAGTTTCGATCCTATACTCTCTGGAAGGACTGAACATGTCTATCTTCATGCCCAAGTCGAGGAATGCAACCAAGCCCCAATACACGGGGCTCCAGGTTCAGACGTCTTCGAACAGCATGCCCATCGCCATCTTGATGGGGACGAACTCGCTCGCGCCCAACTTGATCTGGTATGACAACTTCACCACCATCACGAAGAAAGAAAAGCAGGGAGGGAAAGGCGGATCGGTCACAACCACAACTTACAGCTATACGGCGGACGTCATCCTTGCGCTTTGCCAGGGACCGGTAACCGCGGTTCCTCGGTCATGGATTGACAAGGAAGAAAAGACCGAACTTCCCGGTGAGCTGTTTAACGGGTATGATCCCCAAAACCCTTGGCCCTACCTTGTCACGAGTAACCCGACAAAGGCGCTCAGCTATAATGGGATTGCCTACATCGCTGAGCAAGACTACGCCCTGACTGATGCAGCGGGTGTCCACGTCCACAGCTTCGAGTGCGTCGGCCCGTTAGCGGAGACACTGAGCGACATCGGAAACGATGATGACGCTGACTGTGCCCTGGTGATCGAGCAGCTCTTGACCAACGCTGCCTGGGGGTCTTATTTCCCCGAAGCCTATATCAGTGATTTCTATCTCAAAGGCGGGACGGGCACTACCTCCTACCAATGCTACTGCAAGGCGATGGGTTTTGGCCTGTCGCCGGTTTTGGCGAGTGCGGAGTCTTCGGCTGACGTTATTCAGCGCTGGCTCGACTTCACCAACTCGACCGTGGTATGGTCGGACAACGTCTTGAAGTTCATCCCCTACGCTGAGACGAATGTCACCGGGAATGGTTTTACCTGGGTGGCCAGCACAGCCCCGCTCTACAACCTTGATGATACCGACTATGTTGCCTTGAATGGGGATGACCCGGTCAAGATCAACCGGATCGACGTATCCACTATGGATAACGTCATCCGCCTTGAGATCAAGGATCGGGCGAACCGGTACTCTGTGCTTCCCGTTGAATGCACCGATGAGAGTGCAATCCAGCTCTATGGGAAGCGTGTCGGCAGCACGATAACCGCCAATGAGATTTGCTTGACCGCAATGGCCTCATTGGTGGGCCAGCTAATGCTGCAGCGAAAGCTGTATATCCGAAACCAATACAAGTTCACGCTGAGCTGGGAATACTGTCTGCTTGAGCCCATGGACGTTGTAACTCTAACTGATAGTCGGTTGGGGCTTAACCAACGTCCTGTGCGAATTGTGGAACTCGAAGAAGATGACCAGGGTAACCTGCTCTTTACAGCCGAGGACTTCATCGAGGGTATCGGCCAAGCAACGGCCTATCCCAAGCAAAGCGTGGTAAACAACCCCATTAACACGGGCGTGGCAGCACCAGACGTGAATACCCCGATGATCTATGAGCCGACGTCTCAGCAGACAAACGGCGCAGCACAGATTTGGGTAGCGGCTGCGGGGAGCGGCCCGAACTGGGGCGGTGCTGAGGTTTGGGTGTCCACGGACGATGCAACCTACCAGCAGCTGGGGACTATCGAAGAGCCGGCAACACAGGGGGTCTTGACGGCAAACCTTGCTGACTACACGGGCGCTAACCCCGATGGAGTCAACACCTGCTCGGTCGACCTCACAGAGTCCGGAACACAGATGCTCTCGACCAGCGCTGTGGATGCACAGGCCGGCGTGACCGCGGCTGTTGTGGGAAGTGAGGTGTTTTCTTACGTCTCCGCAAATCTTACGGCGCCTTTCGAGTATGATCTCACTCAGCTGTATAGGGGCCAGTTTGGCACGGAGCCGGGAGCTCACGCTACGGGCGACAAGTATACCCGCCTGGATGACGCCGTGGAGAAGATTAGCTTGCCCAATGCTTATATCGGCCAGACCCTCTACGTCAAGTTCGTATCGTTTAACCAGTTTGGCCTTGGCCTTCAAGACATATCGACCTTGACGCCTTACACCTACACGCCGAAAGGTGTGGTTGCTTCGGGAGTAATCCTGAACAACTTGAGGACCGGCATCCCGGTAAACCTCGGCCAAGTCGCCACGCCCACACAGGGTAACGTCAACCTCGGCTCGCTGCCTATCGTCGGCGCACCGATCAACTTAGGGACAATATAATGGGTACTTCACTTCAACTCATCCATGATACAGATACCAACCTCAACGACTACACTGGGCTCATGGGAGAGGTCACCGTTTCGACCAATGATGGTCGGCCTCGTTCGAGCGCGGGCATTGCTGGCGGCAAAAAGCTTGCGTTCCTTGAGGACTTTGATCCTCAGGATTGGCAGGTTCCTCCCCTCAACCTCGGGTGGATCGGGCTTGGCGGCGCCTGGCGCAATCCACGGTATCGTATCGACAGCTCAGGACTGGTCACGATTGAAGGGGCAATGCAACACGCTACAGCTTCGACCGATGGCGTGATCTTCACCCTCCTCGCGGGGTATCGCCCGACCGCTGACCTTATCTTCTGTGGTTATTCTGCGGGAGGTCTTTGCCGATGGAATGTCAAGTCCAACGGTAATGTTGAAGTAGCCGCGTCCAACATGTTCTTCACGAGCATGTCGGGCATCCAATTCTATATTGATTAGGAGAAGTACCATGATGTTAACTTGGCTTGCCGACGTCTTGCGAGCTGCAGGACTGAGTGTTGTCGAGGAGGAGGGCTGGAAGGACCGCGGTCGCGGACCTATGTCCACAGTTCGGGGCGTCATGCTTCACCACACCGCAGGATCGAAGAAGGGCAACTCGCCCAGCCTTCGTCTTGTGAGGGATGGCCGAAGCGATTTGCCCGGGCCACTGTCCCAGCTGTTCCTTGCGCGGGATGGGACTTTCCACGTTGTCGGCGCTGGTCGATGCAATCACGCTGGCGCGGGGTCCTGGCACGGGGCTTCGGGCAACTCAGCCTTTATCGGCATCGAAGCCGAGAACGCGGGCGATGGGACCGATCCCTGGCCCGATGCCCAGATGGATGCTTACGAGCGAGGCGTAGCTGCTATCCTTCTTCACCTCGACCTTGATGATGTCATGGCTGTGGGGCACAAGGAATACGCAACTCCCCGAGGTCGTAAGATTGACCCATCCTTCGATATGGTGGAGTTCCGGGAGAACGTCGAGAGGATCATGACAAGCGCCGAGGGTCGCCGCACGGTGACTCCGGTACCGCCTAGCCGAGTCATGCTTCGGAAGGGTGACCGCGGTCAATCCGTTGTCCTTCTTCAGACAAAGCTCGGGATTACTGCGGATGGCCAATTTGGTCCCGGAACCGACCGGGCCGTTCGCGCATTCCAACAATCCAAGGGGCTGACTGCCGACGGCCTTGTGGGTCCTGCAACCTGGAAGGCACTGGGGGTTTAATATGAAAAAGTGGTTTCCCGAATGGCCGCCCAAGGATTGGCGGTCTTTCATCGCGCTGATTGCTTCAATCGGTGGGGGTGCAGTTGCTTTCATTCTTGCTTGGCGAGTGATGACTCTCATTGGGTCTGCTCGCTGGTATCGAGAAGGCATGAGCGCAGCTCAGCTGTTCGAGATTGTCAAGCTGCAGCTTGCATCGATGGAGACGATGGCCAAAGGTTCTTGGATACTCATGGCCCTCTCAATCCTCGGCCTGTGGTTCGTTCTCGGGCGTCGGTCGATCACGATCCAGGGACCGGGCGGTACCAAGATCGAAGCGGGTGGCGGGTCTGATGATACTCACCCGAGCGTGACTACGGTCACCTCGACTACCGTCAAGCCAGGAACCCCTGGCGACGAGACGAAGTAAGACGGTATCCGCCCGCCGGGCGGGTGGTTGGTCCCGGGCTGTACTGTCCCTCCGGTCCGGGGCCAACCTCATAATCATAAGTCTTGAGCACTCGCTCGACTTCTATCGATAGCTCCAAAGCATCCTCATGTCTGTGAAGCTCTGCCTGCAGTCGACCCTTCTCCTTTGACAAGGACAATCCCACAGGGTCGAAGTCCGCTCTCGGCTTGAAACGGTCGACCATGCGCTGGCACCGCTCCAGCTTTCGCTGAGTCCTGAACAGCTGGTTCTTGATCTCGACCCGAGCGGCAATCATGGTAGCGAGTATCTTGTCTCGAATGTTCTCGAAGACCGGATCATCGCTCGAGCCGTCAGGACGCTGCGCTTCGATTACCGAGTGCATGGTCGTCTCAATGAACGCCTGGACGCGCTGAGGCGTTGCCTTGAACTCGTCTGTCCTTCCTGTAGCGTCGTAGCGCTTGCGTCGATCTGAGTCCCTCAGTACATCATAAGCAGCCTGTAGCTCATGGAACTGATCGGTGTCACCCGTTGGCTTGTCGGGATGGTGCAACGCAGATAGCCGACGATAGGCAGCTTTAATCTGCTTATTGCCGGCCTTCTGGTCCACGCCCAAGACGTGGTAGGGGTTCATTGCGGGTTGGCCTCTTTCTGTGCGCGATTGAACGCTTCCACTCTTGATCGAGTTTCATCGATGGATCGCCAAGTAGCCGCGAGCTTGGCCCGACAGTCATCACCGACCTCGAAGCTGTCTGCGATGAGCTGAGCAATCTGCACGTCTGTGGAGACCGTTCGCCTCTCGAGCCGAGCCATGCACTCACGTAGTGCTGGGTCCGGCTCAGCGAAGACCATCCGATCCCGAACGACCACCCGGATTTCCGGCGGTGGAGCCCGGCCCCCACAGGCGTTCAAGAGTGTCGAGGATGACAGGAGCAACAGGCTGAGCAGTTGCGGGCGGCGAAGCAGAATTGATCGCATTGCGTATCTCCCTATAGGTTTGAGCTCGTGCGGTTGCAGCAGCCCTCTCGGCAGCGGCGATCTCCTGGTTATTCTGGCGGATTTCGTCGTTAGCCTTGGCGGTTTCTTGGTTCTGGCGATTGGTCTCGACGGCGCCTTCGAGCTGACCCTCAAGCCGAACCTTGTCGGACTTCAGGGTCTCGTTCTGCTGCTCGATCTCGTCAATGTGTGCAAAGTGATCCCGAACCGCGTCATAGGCGAGGTAGAGGACCACAGCTGCGGCAATGCCAATACCGAGGCGAAGCAGTAGCTTCCAGGTAACATCGAAACCGAACAGCTTAAATAGGACAGTTCCCATCGTCTACTCCTTCGGTATCTGCTGGTCGTAAAGGGCCCTTACCCACCTAACGAGTTCGGGGTTCGCGCGATAACCGGCATGCCATACCGTTTCGATCTTTCCTTTACAGCCCAGCTCTTTGAGGATCGCGCGAAGTCTGGAGACACGGACATCAAATATCTTGGGTTCGGGTCCGCCATCAGACCGGTCCCCATACATGATGCTGTGGAATGTGGATCGTGAGATAACTGCGGGGGCTCGCTTCACCAAGATATAAATCATGGTGGCAAGCGTATGTGTCATGCCATACCTCAGTGCCATCAATGCACCCAGCTCTCTGCTTGTGCCCGTCAGCTCAGACAGCTGCCGACGCAGGAGTTCGTTCTCTTCCTCAAGCTGTTGTTCTCGTGATGGTTCCATGGCTATGCCCCTTCAATCCCGCGATGAGGGTATGATACTTCCCATTCATCTTTGAGTCAATGGGCAGATATAGAACGCTTTTACGTCCTTAGGCGATCATCATGATGGTATGCCAGGGCAGCGCTGGGCGATTGATGAGCTCGGTCGTCGGCGTATGAAGTGACGCACTGCGCATCGACTAGTCGATTTGACCTCAGCGCTCGACGTTCGCACCTACCAGAAGGGGCCCCAGGCGCGAACCCAGGACCCCTCGGAGGAATAGTGATGGCGTGTTGACGATCAATCGTCGTCTTCGTCCTCGTCGTCCTTAGACTTCTTAGTCTTCGCCTTCTTGGCCTTCTTGTCGGTCTTCGCCGGCTTCTCGGCCTTGTCCTTCTTCTTCGACTTCTTGGCGGGCGCTTCGTCCTCATCCTCGTCGGCCTTGGCCTTGATCTGCTCGATCACCTCCTTCAGCTCCGACTTGGAGTTCCAGCCATAGGCCTTCCCGGCTTTTTCGATGCCCTTGTTGCGGAGCTGGACGCGCACCGAAGCCGGCTTGATGCCCAGTTCCTCGGCGATGTCCTCGACGCCATACTTGAACTCGCGTTCGGCCGCCTTTTCGTTCTTCGCATCGACTTTTTCCGACTTGTTACTTTTTGACTTGTCCTTGGCCATTGAAATGTCCCTTCATCATGGTTCGCGTTTCAATCGATCATAGAACGCTTCCGTGATCGACTTTTTCTTTACTACAGCAGAAACGATATCCGTGTCAATAGATGATCGAACCACCAGCAGAAAAAAATCTGCCGTCTCGTTTTGTTCTAGGAAGTCGCCCCGGCTAAGCATCTGGTCATAATCGATATAGGAGTGGCCCATCGAATACACGAAGAACTTACGAGCCCGGTATAGATCGACGCCCACCCCACCAGTTTTCTGCTGGCAAACCATCCAATCATACTTGCCCTTTTGAAAGTCTAGCAGCATGTTGGTTCGACGAGGGTCTTTCTTCAGGTCCTTTACCTTACCCCACAGCTTGGCACCTCGCCCGAGGTTCATTCGCTCAAGTATCCGGGCTATCAGATGAACTTCCCAGACAAACCTGCAGAAGACTACAAAAGGCTTGCCGGGCTCGACGTGCTTCCGGATTGCACGGCGTAGTCGCCGGCGCTTGGTCGTCCCGATCCTGTGGACCTCGCCCTCCTCATCCTTGATATGCCCTCCGGTGATTTGCTGCAACTTTCCGATCTGCGTAATTTTGAGCGGCGTCTTGATCGCTTTGCCCTTGACCCGGACAAGCATGTGCTTTTCCAGCTGCCGGTACTTTTTCTCCTCCGCTGGATCAAGGTCGAACTTGATAAGGTGAACGCGGGCAGGATCGATCCCGGCATCCTCCTTGCTGATCCTCATGACGTGCGGACTGATAAGGTCGGCGTATTCCTCCATCCGATCTTCGCGCATCGGCGCTTTGCGCTTGGCAATCTGATAGGCGAGCATCATCTTCTGACGCTGCACCATGCCCATCTTTTTCTTGAGATCGATTGTCGGCTTGACCAGGAAGTGATCCTCGAAGTCGCCCCAGCCATCGCCGAGCGCATTGACTTCGACAAACCGCATGATTGCCCACAGGTCCTTCGGGTCGAGGTCCATGGGTGTTCCGGTCAGTGCGAGCCGGCGCTTCGCAGCCCGGGAGATCATCGCAGCATCCCGGCTGGATTGTGACGTGCGGTTCTTCAGTCGCTGTGCTTCGTCCCAAACCATCCGATCCCACTTGCGCCGCTTGAGCTTATCGCGGATCGGTGTGACCTGCTCTGGGTTCAGCATCAAGACGGCATGGGTATTGGGGATTGAGTGCTTGCCTACGCTCTTCCGGTAGGCGTCATACTCTTTCAGGCTAAGGCACACACGATAGTGGGGCAGCTTCTCTTGGAAGAACTTTACCCATGTGCTTTTCAAATTGGTCTTTGGCCCAACGAGGAGTACGTCTAGGGTGCTTAGTCTTTCCACCTCTAGCACTGCGCCCGTAACCCATGTCTTCCCCGTGCGTTGCGCGAAGAGTGCGGCAAATCCATCGGTAGAGACGATTGCCTCGACGCCTCTTTTCTGGTGTGGCTTGAGCAGCTTTAACCAAGGCGACTGCTTGTGAAGGGCTTTCCACGATACAAGCGATAGCTCCCTGTTCACGCCATTCAGCGAGAGTCTCGAGTTGAAGCTCGCTAGGCTTTCCTTTGAGCGGCACTTTAACCTCAAATCCGTAGAACTGCCCATCGACGCACCCAATGATGTCTGGCTGGCCACTTTCTTGAAAGGCTGACCCATGAACCTTAAACCACTTTCCTCCGACCTCTTTTAGAAGAGCCTTTCTTATCCGCTGCTGTATGCGCGTCTCGGCTTTTTTGCTCATAGTAGGCCGCCATCCTTTTCATCTCTTCGACTGTCGCGTTTGCCTTAAGCCAGTTGGCGCGCCAGCTGATGACTTCGACATTGCCCTTGACGTAACCGCGATCATTGTTGACGCGATCAACCGACGGTAAGTTATCCCGAGAGCCTTCCCAGAGCAGCGGAATACCGAGTACCGGGCAGTGCGCTGGTACAACCAGGTCATCCTCCTCGATGTCAAACTCGAGGCCCTGCTTCTTGCATTTGCTGCGCAGGTTGTAAATCCACCACCTCTGTGGACTTGCCGCTTTAACGCGACGATACCGTGAAGCCTGGCTTTTCTTCTTGATATCCACAGAGGCGTAGGGCATTAGTCGATAACCTTAAATCCCAGGAACTTCATGGTATCTCCCTCCTTGACCCAGGTGGGCAGTACGTTCTTTGCGTCCTTCGGTATATCGGGGTGAAATACCTCAATATCCATATTGCCGGAAGGATCACAACCGAGAGACGTGCCCTCAGGTAATTCCAGCAGTTTAACCATCAGGGGTTCTGAGATTTTCATCCAAGCCATAGTATTCCTCCAGCTAAAAGAAAGGGCGACCCGATTGCTCGAGCCGCCCCTCCCGTCCAGGGCGACCCGACGGGATCAGTCGTCGTCGTCTTCGAGAAGGTCGGCCTCCTCGAGTGCTTCGAGCACCGCGGCGACCTTCTTCTTCAGGTTCTTGTAGTCGTCGAGGTCGACTTCGTCGTCCAGGCCGGCTTCCTCGAGCAGCTCCTCGAGTTCGTCCTCGTCCATGTCCTCGACATCATCGGTCGACCAGGTCTTCTTCTTGGACTTCTTCGCGGGTTTGCCCTTGCCCTTCTTGGACTTGGGCTCATCATCCTCGTCGTCCTCGTCATCGTCATCGTCTTTCTTGGAAGACTTCTTCGACTTGGACTTCTTGGACTTTTTGGACGACTTTTCGTCCTCATCGTCTTCGTCCTCATCTTCATCCTCGTCGTCATCATCGGACTTCGACTTCTTGCCCTTCGCCGGCTTGCCCTTCGACTTGGACTTCTTGCCCTTCTTGGGCGCGTCGTCCTCATCTTCATCCTCGTCCTCGTCGGTATCTTCGCCGTCGTAGTTGTCGAGGCTGTCGAAGTCGGTCAACTTGGCGCGCTTCTTGCCGTTGTAGATTTCATGGGTCATGACACCCACGAACTCCTTGTCGATCAGCTCGGGCAGGTCGATTTCCATCTCGTCCTCGGGAACCTCTTCGCCGAGCGCGGTCAGGAATGCGTGAAGCTTCCACAGACTGTTCTCGGTCAGCGGGCAATACAGGTAGCCCTTGACACCCTTGTATTCGCCTTTAGTGATTTCGCAGACGAAGGCGATCATGTCACCCGAGGGGCCCCTGTCGGACTTGGCCTCGAGGACCTTCATCACATAATCGCCCTCGGGCGGAGTCTTGCGACTCTCGACTCCCTTGAAGTTGACCTTCACCGAGGAGGTCTTTTTTCGGCTACGCGCCATCATTCAATTCCTTTCATAATTTTCTTGATCTTCCGGAAGGTGGGATCGACGATATAATCCGGGGCCTCGATCCCTTTGGGCTTCCGGATTTTTGTGGTGTAGACCTCGTTGGGGCCCAACCTCAAACAGTAAATCTTTTCGATACGCTTGACCGTTTTCTTGGTCTTCGGGTCCTTTTCCTTGGTCACCTTGACCTTGATAAAGGTGTTCCCGATAACTGAAACTGAGGCGCACAGGTCGGAATTAACCGACGGCATCAACCGAGTACCAACCTCGGGAGCCAGCTGATCAATCCCGTCGTCTTCCTCATCACCTGCGTTGAAGATACGCTCCTGAGCAATAAACACGGACTCGACGGGCAGGTTACGAATGTCCATGATGACCGCTTTGAGGTCGCCGGCGATAGCCCCCCAGTCCTGCTTGTGAAGAGTGCCGAAGTCACCAGCACGTTTGCTGCCTTTGAGCTTTTTCTTGGCCCCCATCTCTTCGACAAGGATGCCCTGAAGCTGTGTCATGGTGTCGAGCACAACGGTCTTATAGATCAGCTTCCCGCGCTCGGCCTGTTTGTGGAGCCAGAGGATTTGCTCCTTCAACTCATCCGAGGTCTCGATCTCCACCACGTCGATGTCTTCAACGTCACTGATGCTGTCAGTCCCGTTGTCACGAATGTTGAAGTAGAGGATCGGCTTGGGGTAGGTAGACGCCAGGGTGGTCTTACCTGTGGAGCTCCTGCCGTAGAGGGCGGTGCTGCCGTGGTGCTTGACTTCGGAGATGGGCTTAGCGCCGGGTGCCCTCCCTCCTCTGTCTTTTTTACGAACTTCTGTCGCCATGGTTAGTGATCCTTTGCTCAGGTTTGCTTGTATATCACGGAAGCGAGTGCCCTGCAACCGTCATTTAATCCTCCGCTCGGTCCTCATCCCGCTTATGTGAGGTGTTTTCGGTCTGGTACTCTCGGTTAATGATCCAGTCGACATCTGCTCCGGTAGCCTCGGCCTTGCACAGAGGCTGATAGTCGCACCAGGTGCAGTGCCGGCCGATGTTCTGATCCTTCTTGCGACCGTGGAACTCTTGGATTTCTCGCGCGGTGTCCACAAAGTCGTCCCAGATGTTATCTACAATCCGGCGCTTGACCGGACTATAGACCCGGATAAACCGATTGCGGAGATTAGCCTCGGCATCGGTCAGCAGCTTCTGGTTATCCCTTCGCTTCAGCCCCTCCTCCTTGAGCCACCGCTTGATCCTTGAGGGGGTAGAGTCGATCCGAGCCTGGGAAACCTTGCCTGCTTTTGTAAGCTCACCCGGGACGTTCAATGGCTTGCTGGACACGTAGTCCCACATAACCCCGTCGATGCTCGGGAAGCCCATCTCCTCGAGAGCCTTGAAGTATACAGCCGCTTGGACTGACCTCCATCGATCATCCTCGCTCGGCATCCGATTAAACGTCTTGTGCTCAACCAGCCACTTCATCGCTTTCGCTTTACCGACCGCGTCGATCTTGCCGGTAAACCAGAGAGCGTCGTCCAGTTCAATGCGAAACTCGAACTCGCTCCGGCGACCATCATGCTTCATCGGCTTAAATGTGCCATCCCAAAAGATGAAGTAGTCGGTCATGATGTCCCGAATGTCCGCGATGATGTTGCCATACATCTCGATCTCTTTTCGGAACAGCTTTTTGTTGTCGAGCTCAACCTTATTGAGGACCTCTTCCCAGTCATGGCCTTCAAGGTCCGCCTCGATAATCTCGTGAACAATCCGACCAAACATAAAGGGTCGCTTGATCTTCTTTTTCTGAAGCATCAAGACGAACTTGTTATGGTATTGCCGACGGCACTGCCGCCAGGTCTTCACCTTTGACTGGCTGACGTTAATCTGACCGTCACCCGTAAGGACGGCGCTGTGGTCATGGGCCGGCGCTACACCACTCTTTTTCGCCGCAAACCCTTGTCCGTGCTTGGGGTCGATGATGAGTTGTCGTTTTGAGCTTTTAACCATTTTCCTAAGTCCTTTCCTGCGCCCCAAGGGCCAACCTTACCATCTGCTTCAATCGGAACACTCATCTCGATCTCGAAGTCATCGAGCAACTCGGGATGACTCATGATCTCGAGCCCCCGGTTAAATACGTGCTCCACCTTATCTTTGCGAACCCACATAAGGATGGCGTCATGCACAGTGCCGACAATACGGAACCACGACTTGTGGAATTCTTTACGCATCTGGATCGCCGCCATCAGGTTCAGCTCGTTGGCGAACGACTGCACCGGCGAGTTGATCGCCTGGCGCTGTGCTTCGCGCCTCTCAGGCGTATCACGACCGGTCGCAGCAGCCGGTAGTCGACGTTTGCGCCCGCTGAGTGAGCGAACGTAACCGTTGACCTGTGCGAACCTACGCTGACGCTCGTGCCACTTTGGGAACCCAGGATACAGCTCGAAGAAGGCTTCACGGGATGCCTGTGCCTCATCATCTGTGACGTTGACACCGTAGTTATCTCGGGCATATATCTTAAACTTCTTCCACCACATGCCGTAGAGATACCCGAAGTTGATCGCCTTTGCTTTCTTACGTGTCTCCTTCCAGTTCATGAACTCGACGCCGGGGTATGTTTGTTCCCACATGTCCATCAAGCCTTCGCAAGCCTTACCCCCTAACTCAAGGATATACTCGATGGCTTCGCTGTAATTCATCTTCACATATTCTTTACCCTCGAGCTCGTGGTGGAATTTTATGGTTTGTCGTATTTCCCTCTTGTATCCTGCTCCTCGCTCGATTTCTCGAATAGCAGTCTGCCAGTGAGGGTCACCTCCTGAATTGAAGACTCCCAGTAGATTGTGCTCATCCGCCAACTCGGCAGCGATCCTGAGCTCGATCTGAGAGAGATCCATTTCGATAAGCTCCCAACCATCGGGAGCAGTAATGAGTGTTCTAATACGGGGGTCTCGGGGAACCTGCTGTAGATTGGGATGCTCACAAGAAAGCCGACCGGTAACGGTACCGTGCAATTTGAATACTGGATGCAGCCGTCCGTTAAGATCAAGGTAAGGTTTCCATCCCTCGATGAAACCGGAGAGTTGCTTCTGTGCAGCCCTAAACTTGAGAAGGTCGCCGACCATCGGATGGTCGATACGATTGAGAACGGACTCACTGACGCTCTCCTTGCCGGCTTTGGTCTTTTCGACAGACTTGATCTTAAGGTCTACAAATAAGAGGTTGCCCAGTTGATCGGGACTGCCCCAGTTGATCTTGCCGGTCTTCTTGTCAACCTTGGACGCTTCCTTGCCCCACTTCTCGAGGTTACCGAGTGCGGTGGCTAATTCCTCGCGCAGGTAGTTTTCCGCATCGTCCATCTTGTCGAGATCGATTTGGATACCCGTAAACTCAGCTTCAATGAATAACTTGATGCACGGGATCATGATCCAGTCATGGACCCGCTTAACATCATGGTCCTCCTCGAGCATCTTCTTGAGGATGAGCCTCAGCTTCCGGGTATAGTAAACGTCATGGGCTGCATATTTGGCATTCTTTGGTGACCAAGCAGTCTTTTCCTTACCTTCAACGTCCCAGTCGGGTGCACCGATAAACTTCTGCGCGAGGTATTTCAGTCCATGAAAGTCATTCTCATCCACCAAGTAGTGGGCGAGCATCGTATCAAAGTCGACTGTCCACTTGACGCCGAAACGAACCAGCATCCACAGGCAGTCGAACTTGCCATTGTGGAATACTGTGAAGCAATCCTTGAGCTTTCGAGTTGCGAGCTTTACGATCTTCTCGAGCTCATGGCGTGACCAGACGCCCGCGGTTTCCATCGGGACTACCCATTGACGCTTGCGACAGCCGAACTGCATAGCCACGACAGCGGGCTGGTTACCGCTGTGGGTGGCTCGGTGTTCTTTGATGGCATCCTGTGAAGCCCGTCCGGAAGCAACAAGCTCGTCAAGCTGTGTAGTGAAGGGGTAAAGGCGGGTGCACTCCAAGTCGATAGCGACAGTGCCCCGTATGTCCCTGAGCATCGCTTTCACCTTGTCCCAGGTGTCCACGATATGGTAGTCCAGCTCACGCTCTTCAGGAATGCCACCGAAGTCGACGCACTCCCTCAGTCGCTGGAGGTCGGACTCGATGATGTCGATCCACTTATCATCATGGAGCGCCTGGTTCGGATGGAGGATCGGGAGGACGACCCTTTTCTGGTGTTCGAGCGGCTTGCCCCTGAGCTTCCTGATACCGGCTCGGTCAAGGACAGCCTGACACGGAGTATTTCCAAGAAGGACGACATACCGAGGGTCTCGCTTATCGATCTTTGCCAGGAGCTTTTCCTTGGCATTCTTAATCATGGTCTTGGTGACGTTTTTACCCTCAGGCGGGCCTTCTTCGAGGACGTTTATCCACCGAAAGTCTCGCTCTTCGAAGCCCGCCTGGTTTAGAGCATCCATCAATATAGACTTGGCGCGAGGATTGATCTGGGGCTGTTCCCCGATGATCATTACTTGTCGTTTGCTCATTGAGTCACCACTACGCGCCGAGAGAAGTTATCGACAACATATCCTGCCGGTGTCACCAAGTAAACTTCTATCACTCCATGAAGTCGACTAAGGTGACTGGTATCACGATAGGGTGTTTCATAGAAGATGCGGTCAACCTGGATACCGGTCATCCCCTTATCCCGTTCGCGGATGATATAGTCGACGCAAGCACTACACGGGCTATCTGTGCAGTACAGGTCCACGGGCTTGCGGTGCCGGCCGAGCAGGAGGGTCTTTGCCTTTTCCAAAGCATTAACCTCGGCGTGACGGGTTCCGCATTTACCGGGCACTACACCGGGGCAAGAGTTTCCCGCGCAGTGAGGCGCGCCGGGCTCATGACCATTGTAGCCAACCGCTATGGGGTTGTTCCCCTGGATGACGATTGCGCCGACGTTCAAACGGAAACAGGTCGAGCGGCGTGATGCCGCCCGAGCCATGTCCATGAACATTTGCTCTCTGCTTATTCTCCCCATTTGTTCAGCCTCCATTCCTCGATCCAGGCCGAGCAGGACTGCCCGTTGTGGAACCAGGCTACGTCATAGGTGACGTTGAGGCCCGTTCCGCGAGTGTTAACCGCCAAGATTAGACCCACAATCACTCCGCTATCGTCGCGGTCGATGGTTACCTGATCCCCGATGTCGAAAAGGGTGTTAATCTGCATCAGATCAACTCCCAATCCGGCTTGAAGGAATGCAGGGAGCCAATCTGCATGACGAAGTCGCCCACCTTCACGTCCTTCCACCGAGGATCACGCGACCGGAGCTGATGCAGCATCCAGATGACGAGGCGAGCCGTCAAGTAAAGATCGTTGCGGAGGTGCTTGACGAAGTCACAGCTGCGAATATGGTAGTTGATCGAGAGACGGTCATTCCGCATCATGAAGTGATAGCCGAGGGTGCAGGGTGCTCGCTTCTCACCGCCGCCGGTGTCCTCGGGGAACCACACAGGCAAGTAGGCCTGCCGCGTCAGCGGATCATCGATCATCAGGTCCACCACGTCTCGAAGGTCGCCATACTCATACACGATGCCCTTCATGGTTGTGACCTTGCCCGTCTGGAAATAGTCCCGATAACGCGACCGATAGTCTGAGCGCGAAGAAGTCGGCTCCGCGATAACGTGAGCCTGCTTCGGCCAATACCGCTCCATGTAGTTATGATTGAACTTGCCCCGACGGTCGAGGAACGACTCGGCGCCTCGGCCTTTGTTCCAGGGCCAGTGCTTGAACTCCGTGCCCGGATTGATCGGGTAGCCACTTACCCGTTCCTCGAAGTGATTGTCAGCCCAGGGGAGGTCAGGCCCAATATGCCGAGCGTAAGCCTCGAGGTCTTCTTCGTAACCATCCATGGGGATTTCGAGGTGCAGGTGAGTTACCTCGAGGCATGCCATATTGGGATTAGCCGCAATCTCAACGCCCTGCCAGCGCCGACTGTGGACGATCTCACCACCGCCTTTTAGGCGAGCCCGGACGTCTTCAATGGCGGCTTCAAAATCTCGATACATCATTCTTCATCTCCTTCAGGTTCTTCATAGCCTCGGGTATGACCCGGGTGGTTGGCTCTCAAGTAGTCAATCAGTTTGCGGCGAAGCTTACCCTTGATGCGCTTTTCAGCATCGACCTTCACTCTCTGCGACTGGGCGTGTTTGGCAATACCGCGATGATGTTCCTCGCACAAGTAGCGGGCGGTCCACTTGATACACCAGTCGTAGAAATACCGATCCTTCTTCTTGAGCTTTTCAAGTTCAGCAATCGGGTCTTCTAGGTGCGGGATCACCGTCGCAAAGTAAGCGGGGTGGACCGTGATGTTAGCGAAGTGACACCGCATCCCCAGAAACTCCATACCGCTAAAGTCGAAGTCCTTGAGCAGGACATCGCGGATGAAGACCAGGTCGGCGGGAAACTTCTTGAGCAGCTCGGTCGTGCGGTAGAAACAGTCGATGAAGTACTGTCCTTTCTTACCGCCTTTTACTTGGGTTATTGTGATAGCCTGGATGCACGGTCCCATGACAGAGGCGCGCTTCGACTTCTTCACCGCGTCGTTCTTGAGGAAGTGATTGTAGCAGGTGAAACCCACAGAGCCGTAGGAGGTTTTCTGCCTCCTCAACTTCCACAGCATCAATGCCGCTTCAATCGACTCCTCATGCACGTATCCCCGAACCAGGTGAGCGAGCTTGCTTCTGGTATAGCCCGCATCCTCCAGGACGAGGGGGTCTTCGCTATCCCACAGGTCGTGGAACAGGATCGATTTACCCTGAATGATCTTCCTGCATCCCGAATATAGATCAGCCTTTCGATGACTCATCTTCAGGACGGCTTGAACCCACTCGCTCTTCATCAGACTTTCCCCGAGTAATCGGGGGAGACCGGCTCATTGAAGGTGTTGGTCTCGACAGGCTCCTCGGCCCCAGGCTTCGTAGGACGGAGATACTCCTGCACCAAGTCCCGGTGATCGGGCGGTGTCCAGCCGGCGGGCTTGCGAATATCATACTTGACATCTCGGCCGCTGTCCTTCGCGTTCGGGTCTTCGGTTGCCAGCACCTTCGCCATATTGGCCTTGAAGACGCGCTTCCAGGCTTCATAGAAAATCTTCTTGCCGAACTGAAGGTCCGCGGTGCCAAGCAACACCCATACGGCATCGCACAAGGCGTCAAGTTGAAGCTCGAGCGAGTTGACGACCTCGCGATGGTCTTCCCGGTCAAAGGCCTCGACCAGGGTCTCCTGCTCTTCCCTATACTCATCGGTCTCCTCATCATGGAACTTGACGCGGAAGTCAAATAGGTCGGCGGGCAATACCCGGGGCACCCCGTAGGTTGTGGGCTCGATCTGCTTGAACTTCTCATGGAAGGCATTGACATCGCCGATCAAGTCGGGGAAGTCGACCTCGCGAATGTGCAGACCCTTGGAGATCATGTCTGCCTGGGCCCGAAGGACGATCTCGACATGATGGTCGCGGGCCTTGCTGGCAACATTGCAAGCAGACAGCAGCATGTGGCGAACGTCGGTAACTTCGTCCATACGCATAACGAATGCTGCGACCACCTCTTCGGTACCGGGATCGGTAAGCTCGATCCGTTGTTCTTCGAAGCGAGAGGGCGGGAGTGCCTCGAACTTTTCCTCCCATCGAGCTTCGCTGGTCCAGTAAAGCTCACCGGTTGCTCCTCGGTAACAAACCCCCTTGACCCATTTACCCGTTTCCGGGTGCCTGCCCTCCTGGTCTCCTACGTATGTGTAGAAGTCGCCATCCGCGTAGCGATGAGTAAACATGCCCATCTTCCTTTCTTTACGACTGTTGGTAGTTGAGGTAGAAGTAGACCGTGCTGATCAGCTGGTCCATATCATCGCCGATGCGATAGATGAAGTGAGCATGCTCAGCGGCCCATTGCCGATAGAGATAGAGCAGCTTGTTGTAGTTGTTGGTGATGTCCTCGAGGTGCTTCTCGGTATCGTGAGCCTTTTCGACGTGTGCGCCCAAGCCGCGCTGCCCGGCATCACAGTAGATAAAGGTATGGCCCTGATCGTAAAACAACACTCGCCGGCCGAAGGTGATCGGGTCGCCCTCTTCACGAACCTGGCCGTAAATTGCATTGGATACCACAGGGTGGCGAACGAACAGGCGATCCGTCATGCCCTCGTATCGATCAACGCGAGCATTTATCTCCGCAGCGTCGAGTGGCGGCCCTTCACTTTCTTGAACGATCAACCCCATATAAGAAGCCATCGCTTGGGCCAGTGTCGACTTACCGCTGTTGTCCATACCTTCAATAATAATCATGGGGTTTTCCTCAGGAGTTGACCGTGAAATGTTTTGACAGTATATTCCGGAGTTCACGCCATTGTCAACCGGGGGTCCCGTGTGAGTTCTCTTCAAGACTATTACACCGTGAAGGCGGCCGCTGAATATATAGGCATAGAGTATATGGCCTTGCATCAGCGTATCCACCGAGGAACGGTAACTGTAGAAAGGCCCGGTAAGCATATCGTGCTTATACCGAAGGAAGAGGTCGAGCGCCTCAAGAATGAGAAAGACGCGGCGCCATGCTAATAACGGATTTGTGGGCGCAGCAGCCCGGTAAATTCTTTTGCCTATCCACTAAGTCTGCTGGGGGGCAATTCAAAGACCACTTTTTCTCGCGTGACCAGTTCGGAGATATCCGTCAATTCCTCAAGGACTATGACGACCACGATATTTATTTCTGCCCGCACGGGTTTAACCGTCGCGTAAGACAGAAGAGTGAAGCAGTAATTCCCAACTTGCTGTGGGCCGACCTTGACTTCGCTAACCCGAATGACATGAAGCCTCGGCCAACAATCGCTATCGAGTCGTCCCCCGGTCGATGGGTGGGACTGTGGGTCTTGAATGGCCCGATGACCGAAGACCTTAATCGCCGCCTAACCTACGCGGTAGATGCTGACCATGGCGGATGGGACCTTACACAGCTCTTGCGAGTTCCCGGCACCCGCAACTACAAATACGCCGCACAGCCTAAAGTCCGTGTCGCTTGGAAGGACGGCAAAACCTGGACGGTGAAGCGGGTCGAGAAGTACTTGCCGCCTCCTGAAGAAGTAGAGGAGGGGGAACACCTTTCCGCGGCCGAAGTGTTCGAGAAGTATGAGGCCGAGCTACCCAGGTGGGTGCGCCGGGAACTACTGGCCAAGAAAACTGTCGGCAGGTCAGACCGCAGTGAGATGCTGTGGAAGCTTGAGAATGCTTGCGTAGAAGCGGGCATGACTCTCGACGAGGCGTTTGCTGTTATCAAGCGTAGTGGCTGGAACAAGTTCGCCGGGCGACGCAATGAGGACGAGCAGCTGAGGCGCGAACTCAGCAAGGTTGTGGAGAACCAGTTCAAGGAAAGGCCGAAGGGGAAAGAGAAGCTCCACAGGAAATCGGATGAGGAGGAGTCCCAAGACGAGAAGAGGGGCATCTTTACCATTCGCTCGATGCAGGAGATCAAGGAAGAAAAAATTGATTGGCTTTGGTACCCCTACCTTGCAAGAAAAACCCTGTCAATCCTCGAGGGTGACCCGGGACTTGGGAAGAGCTACATGGCTATGATCGTCGCCGCCTCAATAGCCGAGGGTAAGCGACTTCCCTGTGTGCATAAGGGGAAGCCCAAGGCTCACGGCCCGGTTGTCTATTGCGACATCGAGAACAACGCCGCATCGGTTACCAAGGTTCGCTTGAAGTATAACGGCTTCGACAATCTCGGAAACTACTATCCCATCGAGCAGGCATTCTCGATTGATGATGAGGATGCTATCGGGGAACTCTGTGAGCACCTCGAAGTTATCCAGCCTTCTCTGGTTGTGTTCGATACCCTGAACACCTATATAGGCCGGGCAGACACCCACAAAGCATCAGAAGCCACACAGGCGATGGGTATTTTCAAGCAGATTGCCGACGAGTTTAACTGCGCGGTTCTTCTTATTCGACACCTTACGAAGGGCTCGGGCTCGGCGATGTATCGCGGCCAAGGCTCGGTCGCATTCTCGGGTTCTGCTCGTGTGACCATGTGTGTCGGCGTCGATCCCGATGACAGCGAAACCCGCGTTATGGCTATTGTGAAGGGAAACCTTGCTCCTGATCCCGGCGGCCTTGCTTTTCGTATTGAAGCAAAAGAAAAGGATCGCTCTGAGTTTACCTGGGAAGGCTTTAATCGTCTTACCGCACAGGAAGTGATGGACGCCTCGACCGAAGCTCGAACCAAGGGTAAGCAAGGGGACGGTATCCAGGATGCTATGGAGTTCCTCGAGGCCACAATCACCGGTGCAGCTGTAGAGGTGGAGAAGCTGTATAGGATGGCGGAGAAGAGGTCCATCCCGAAGAAGATGATCGACCGCGCGGCTTCGAGAATGAGCATCACCAAGAAAAACAAGGGTAAAGGCGAAGCTAAGACGCAGACTTGGGAAATCGCCGAGCGGGACAAGGATGACGACGAATAATTTTTTATCCCATTCAAGCATAAAGACGATTGACGTCTAAGCACCACCATCATATAGTAGGCCTATCACGTCAATGACGACGCGATGCACACTTAGAGGAATGGTGTATGTTAATGAAACTTGAAAAGCTCAACCGCCTGCGTGTCAACGCCGGCAAGCCTGAACTGAAATCCTGGAAGACCTCACAGGCAAAACTCGATGAAGCAATCGGTCAGCTCGAGGCCGCAGGATTTACCGACGTTCTCCCCGGCGCTGATCCCGCCGCTGCGCCGAAGATCGATGATCCGGAAGTCGCCGCTGCTCGTCCCGAACCCGAGGAAAAACCGAAAGACGAGACGCCCGTGAAGCCTACGAAGATTGAAAAAGTCGGCCTCGCTCGCGGGCTCGACAGTGAGCAGATGGCGAGGAATTGCCGCGAGCGCGTCCGCGACCAGCGCGAGGCCGAGCGCAAGGCTGCGAAGAAGAAGAACAAGGTCGAATTGTCCGAAGCCGACAAGCGCTTCATCAAGGATGAGGCCGAGTTCCGCAAGCCCAAGAAGATCGCCGGCCAGGTCGATCCTAAGAAGGACCCCGAAAAGGCGAAGCGTCAGATCGAAAAGATCGAAGCCAAGCAGAAGGCTCGTGCTGAAAAGCCCCAGGTCGAAAAGGACCCGAACCAGACCACCGTCGCTGACATTGCTCGGGAGCTCGACATCGATCCGAAGGTCGCTCGGGCCAAGATGCGTCGGTATGAGGACAAGCCGAATTACCCCAAGCCCGTCAAGGGTGAACGCTGGGTGTTCCCCAAGTCCGCCGCCGGCGACATTCGCAAGATACTCAACGGCTCGAAGTGAAGGCGCAGAATATAGTGGACGATGGGAAGTTGATGCTTGTCGTCCACTGCGTCATAAGCTAATAATCGCAATAACGCGATAGGAGACACTTCAATGACACCCGAAGAGATTACCAAGACCAAGGCACGTATCGCCAAGCTTCTCAACATGACCGTCGAAAATGGCTGTTCTGAGGATGAAGCCACTAACGCAATGCGTATGGCCGCGGGCCTTGCTACCAAGATCGGTATCGAGCTGGATGCAGTTCGACCCGCCGGCGCACCCAAGCCCAAGATCGTCGAGAAGCGCAAGTATACGGTCATGAAGGTCTACGAGTGCTTCTGCTCCGAAGCAGCAGCCGTGCTTTACGGCGTCGACTGCTATGCGCCGAATTACGGCAAGAACGGTTACTGGTTCCTCGGCCGGGAAGAAAACGTCGAGCTTGCCGAGCAGACGATGATCTGGCTGGTCCAGCAAGTCGAGCAGCTTTACAAGCAATCACTGCCGCGCGGCCTGTCGAAACGCGACCGAGCGAACTTCCGCGGATCGTTCAAGGACGCCTGTGGTGGGCGGCTTTACCAACGTGCCCTGTTACTCATGCGGGAAATGGAGACCCAAGACGCAACGGCACAGGCCTCCACAGGTAGCAGTGCGCTGGTTGTCGCTGGCTACTTCGAGACGCTCCGAAACGAGATCAAGGAATATGAAGACGAGAAGTATTGGGCGCCTATGCGGGCGGCCGAGGCCAAGCGTCAGGAAGAGCGCACTGCGAAGCTTGCGCTGATGACTGAGCCCGAGCGCGTGAAGTTCCTCGAGGATGAGGAAAAGCAGCGGGGGAAGTCAGCAGCCAAGCCTTACAAGGCACCGCGTCATCGTAACCCAAAGCGCGGCTCGGGAACAGCTGCGGGCTGGGAAGCCGGTGGTCGTGTCCAGCTCCGGAAGGAGATAGGATAAGGCGGTTGACGCCAAGACACCACTATGCGATTGTGTTTTTATCGCAATAACGCGATGGAGATTATTATGAAGACCGAACAATTTGTGATCTACGCGACCGGCCACCGGCAGTCCGATCAATACTCCCGCACTTACGTCCCCGTCTTTGATCGAGCCGATCATGCTCGGGCCTGGCTGACAAAGTTCCTCGCTGGCTGTGAGCATCGCCTCGATGGGAATGACATCATTCTCGAGACCGACCTCACCATCCGACTTCGAAGCGAGCAATGGCAGCAGATCATGGCTGCGCCCATCGCCAACGAGCCAGTTCGTGAGGACGTAGCCCGACTGATCCTCCGCTTCAAGCATGGCACCTGGGACGAGGTGCATGTCCGCGAAGTCGTGGTCGACGATGATGGCACCAACACACTCGCGAAACCGGCGCCGAGACGTGAGCGCAGTCCTCGAGCGCAATGTCCTGACGGTTATGTGACGATTACCGAGCTGTGCGCCGCCTCAGGAACGCCTGCGATGATTGCGCGCGCTGCGCTGCGAGCGTCAGGACGACCGAAGCCCGACTATGGTTGGGCGTTTCCGCCAAACGAGGTTCCCGCCATCAAAAAACTATGCGGTTTATCATAGAACAAGATGGTTGACCCCCCCTCCCCGATTGCGCGATGATCGCGCATCGCAATAACGCGACTGGATTACACATGACCAATTGGAATATCGAAACACACAACTATGCCGGCACCGACCTGCCTGAGTTCTATCGAACTCGCTCTGTCGATCACCTGCGCCGACAGCTTCAACGACTTGCATCTGACCGACGTGTTGGCCGGCTGCACTTTCGCTATGAGCTTGATGAGCGCAATAACGAAGCGGTTGTTGTCCACGCCTACTTCGACGGTCGCAACGGCCGACGACGCCGGTTCATGCGCCTGAGGCGGGCAAGCTGATGACACCTACACCCGTGGAAAACATCGAGCCCTACGAAGGTTGGGTACTGTGGCATGACCTCTACGACTACGGCGGTGACCGTCTTCCGACAGATTGGTGGGAAGCACGTCATCCGGAGCACGGCACCCGATTGCTTCAAGCCTCAGGCTACAGCTTTACCATGACGCAGGAACGGTTTGAGTTTCTCGTGCGTCAGGAAGGCCGGCAAAACCGGGTGCCCTGTGAGTCCGGCTACCAAGGTTTTATACGTGTCCCTTGGACTAATGAAGCGATAGACAGGAGTATAGCCAATGCCCCGAGCTAGACAAGTTACGATGGGCGGAATATCCGCACGGGAGGCTCATGCTGCCGCGATCAAGCGGACCATCAAGCTGTATAGCCCCTATGAGGCTGTAGCGGGAGAGCTCGTCGGCCAGGATCAGTCGAAGTACTGCGTGGTATACCGGGCTCCTCGCGGCGGTGATCGCGAGGTAGTTATGTCCACCGATGTCCACAGTCGGGCACTTCGTCTACGGGATAGGCTGAACAAGGCATGGGCTGAAGGTTTTTATTCCTCCGGTCGAGATCAAGTCGATTGACACCGCATGACCATCATCGTATTGTGCTTCTATCGCAATAACGCGATGGAGATATTGATATGAGTGAAGCTATTGACCTTACACCTTATGTTGCTTTTGAAGCAACGGGTACCGACAGTCAAGGCCGACGCAACCCTTGCCGTCGTGCTCCCTTTTCTTACATTCGAGGACTTAATTACTGGACTAAGTCAGTCTGGGGCATCCTCCCGAGCGGTAAGCGTAAACTCCTCTACCGCGTCACGAACTGAAAGGAACAGTCCAATGCCTAACCTTCAAGATGCCGTTATGCCCCTGCTTCGACAGGACTGTGTAGATGCTTCAGGATTGCCCCTAAAGGGCGCGCCTATCTCCAACATACAGCAAGAGCTTCGTTACCGAGGATGGAAAAACGTAAGCCACAAGGAGGATCTTATCGATGATCTTAAGAAGTGTGGCTTTAAGGTCATTCGCAAAGGTGCCTGTATGAGGCATTACCGGGGAGGCCGACGAGCACCGGGATCACCGGCAACCATTGTAACTCACCCTTCAATACAGGAACAGCGCGATGACTTCCAAGTCTGATCCCGACGAGGCCTTCGAGGTTGCTCAATCGATGAGCGACCCGACGACCATCTACATCATCCGCAAAGGCCACCCTGTGGAGGTTTATCACAACCACAACTTCGACGGCGGCGGCTGCAACAACTACGTCATCGAGGTTAATGACCAACAGCTCGACCTCGAGTTTGTGAGGAGTATTTGATATGGACATGAAGCTTACCATCACCGGCCTGTCGAAGCAGGTTGCCGACAACCTGATTAACCAGACGCCGATCAACCGCCTCGAGCGTAGCAACAGCCGCACAGGGTGGGAATACACTTTCCTTCAGGTTGACCTTCACCAGGTCGGCTCCATTCGCTGCGCCCTAGGCCAACAGCCGCTGACTGTGGAGATCGACCTCAATGCCCTGAAGGAGCATGATGCCCATTGGTTGACGACACTCGAGACGTTGGGAGTGCTGAAGTGATGGCTCAGCTTTATATCCCCTTAACCCATCCGATGCAAACTCATTCGGCCGTCATGCTCTGTGCTCTACGCGGCCAGGAAGTTACGTCCGTCAAGGTCACGGCCACACAGCTGGTGATCTGCTACCAAAGGAAGCTTGACCATGGCAATGATTGAGTCTGAAGATAAAGTCTGCGATGATCGCCCCATGTCTTGGGTCACTCGCATCTTCGTGGTATTCTTGGTGGTCATGCAGCTCGCGGTGTGCGTCTCCCAGTTGAGCTATGTAGCCGGGCTCGTCGGCTTAACCAACTAGCCAATATAAGACGCCACCCAAGCCCGCGACCACAGGGCAAGCCCGAGCTCGATAGGATGGGCCTGCCCCGTGCCCCGAAGCCCGGAGGCGGTCATCGAAATCGGACAGGTGTTGGTCATTGGCTTTCTTCATGGTCTTTCCTTTCACCCTTATGACGCAATGCTCGATCTTCGCCGCTGTCAAACGCGCATCGCGTGACATATTCCGGGCATGCTGAGGGTCGCCTAGGGCACGCTTCAGGTCAATGCTGCAGTCAACGTGCATTGATCGTCG